GGAGAAGCTGTTATTATACGCACCCATAAGCCGGAGGGATGGCAGAGCGGTTGAATGCACCGGTCTTGAAAACCGGCATAGGTTAATAGCCTATCCAGGGTTCGAATCCCTGTCCCTCCGCCAGAATATGAAGGGAATCAGCTACTTAGCTGGTTCCCTTTTCTCGTTTCTAGGCACGAAAAAAGGTGAAAGTATAACGAGGGGAACACCTACCGTTATACTGCTCCAGCCAGACCAGTGCATAATAGACTAATGTCTAATCTTCTAGGAACTCTCCCGCCCCCAACGTGCTTACCGTCAACACCCGCTTAGCACGTAGATAGACCTCAGTCGTTCGCCGGTCGCTGTGCTGCAAATTGGTCATGGCGTCATAGCCTTGCTCATCGGCATCGGTCGCGTGCTTGGCTCGGATATCATGCTCGGTAAACCGCTCGACGTGGCCCTCATGCATTGCCTTACGCATCCCGTACTGCCAGCGGCTGTGAAACTTATCCTTGTTGTAGGGCATACCGTCCCGCTTGCAGAACAACGTGGGGCCTTGCTTGCCACGACCTAGATTGTCGGCCTTTATCTCATGCACTAAACGCCTCAGCTCATCATCCCAGGGAATGACGGCCTGCTTGCCTGCCTTGCTACTGCGTAACACGATGCCGTCCGGAGTGAGCTGATCCAGTCGGAGGGTGAGCAGGTCACGTTGGCGTAGTCCGGTTTTGTATTTCAGTAGGGCGTAGCGACGTACCCATGGAGAGGTGAATTTTAGAAAGCGGCTAAACTCTGCGTGGGTGATATAGCGGTCACGTGGCTTGAGCTTGAACTTGGTCACCGGATCGGCGGGGTTGTGTTCCACGATTCCCCAGCGCTGGGCGTACCGGAAGATGTGTTTGAGCAGAGCCAACTCGTGGTTGGCCTGCGTTTTCGACTGAACGCCGCGGGCATCCATATAACGATAAATGTCGTGAACCGTTATATCGCCTGGCTCGCACTCGGCAAACACAGCGCGCAGCTTTTTGAGCTCCTGCAGGTTGGAGCGTCGTGTCGCTTCGGCAGGCTTGGCGGGGATGATCTCCGCTTCATAACGGTCGAATATGCGGCCCATGCCTGCCTTGGGAAATAGCCGCTCTTGCCACTGCTCATAGGCAGCTTGGGCTTCCTTGGCGGTTTCTCCCAAGCGTATCCAGCTTTTGCCCACCAGTGCCTTCTGGCGGGCGTTGCACTTATAGCGCCATGCGCCACTTTTCCAATACACCCGGGGGATGCCTGGGTTCTCCTGCGTCATGCGTGTAAGGCCTCGAAATTAGGTCGCTTGGTTTCTGGTGTTTGGCTGACGTTCTCGCCGCACAGCACTTGCTCTACATGCCGACGACCAACGATCAGTGCGCCGCTGGCGTTGATCTTCCAGCGCACCCCCATGGCATCAAGCGCGGCGCATTGCTCCTTGGTTCGCTTGCGGCCAGTCAGGGTTTCTATCTCACCTGGCGTTAATAACAGGTCCATGATGGCGTCTCCCTTGGTGGACAGCGAGGCCCGAGCAGGGCCTGCGGGCACAAAAAAACCGCCAGTTGGCGGCCTACTCATCGGTGGGAAAAATTAACACGGCGCTCCTGGTGGAGCTGACGCAGAAACTATTCGGTCATGAATATGCTTGATGGTGTTCCACTCAATAGCCACCGATTGCTCGTATTCCCCGAGGCCATTACAAATTTCGCAATGCTCGTCCGGCTCATCTGTATCACAGTCAGGGCAAGTCAGCGTTATCGACTCAGAAAACGCGCCCATCAATGCATACTTGTGACCAGACTCTGCCGTTATCTTGGTGGGCACCAAGCTGTAACCTTCGGGGCATGCCGTATGCTCAGGTTCTTGGCTTGGACGACGATTCCAATTATCGGTAGCCCGTTCACTGCTCGCGGTAGTATCGCTACTTGCGCCGCATGTTAGGCATCTCACCCAGTATTCTGGAGCACCGGTAACTAGCTCGGCTTTCCCTCCACAGAACGGACATGGCTTTAGTTCGCTCATAAACACCTCGCAATAAAAAACCGCTCATTGGCGGCGGTAGTCTTTGAATAATCGCGTCGATAATCGCCAGCGTGGCGTATCAGGAATAAGCCGCCGTTTGCGGACTATCTCGGCGATCCGCTTGGCGTGCGGGAGCTGGTCGAGCATCTTGGTACTCCGTGCAGCTGACGATAATGCGGTGCTTGCTTTTGCTCAGTATGGACATTGAAGAAAAGGGCAGGTGGCCACAATCAGCTATGGCGTGGCGGCAGGACGTGCACATAGTGGGTTTGGGGTAATAGCTCATGTTTCTTCTATGCCACCAGTGATCCAGTTGCTTTGATTTTCGGCAAGCCGTCGATGCGCTTGAAAAGAACATCGGCTTCTATATCGGTTGCCTTCTCGAAGCGGTGGAAACCTGCTTTCTTGGCCGCTTCCATAAAGTTGGGCGTCATGTTCCACAAGGCTTCGTCCGGTAGCTTTGTTGCGCTACATGGTTTGCCGTTGATGACCGCAATAGCATGGACGCGCTCAAGGCAGTGGCCTGTTGAGGCCTCGGTAATATTGATGGTCGCGCTTTCTTCACCGCAAGCGAGCCAAGCAAAGGCTTCTATGATGCGCCCTTTGTGCTTACCTTCGGTGACTTCGGCTTTTAGGTCGCCCAGGGCGCTGGCCATTTCGATTTTTCCTCCCGCGACTATTGGGCGTTTATCGTTTTCGTCATTACCGATGATGTGAGTTGTGATATTCAGTTTCATGCTTCACCTCGCTAAGGGGTCACTTTTTAGTTAATGATGTGGCTCGGCTGTTGAAGCGATAGGCTGGCAGCGACATTCCGCACCCAGATGGGCGTACTGCCCAGCGCGAAGGTTTCTCCAGACCAAGCCAGCAGCAAAGTGGTACCCATCACGTTTGCAATAGCTTCAGCCGCAGGTGCGGGCACCGCGTTGCCGATACGCTCACGCCAAGCGCTATCGCTCAAGCCCTCAAGTTCCAGATGTTCGCAGGGGTCCACCAGCCCCTGAAGGGCGGCCAGTTCAAAAGTGGTAAAGGGGCGGTGCCAGGTGCCGTCGAGTGCGCGAATCACGGCCACCAGCTTGTCGTTGGGATCAGGCAAGCGAGGGTCAGCTACCGACCAATTGCCATTGTCATGGCCAGCGGATGTCGAAACGGCACCACACGATGATTGCCACGGCACAACGCCGTAGTGGCCAGCGGTCAAATAGTGATCACCCTTCGACCGGCTCAGCCCCGGGCGCGGATCAGCAACGCCAAAAGCTCCCTGGCCAGTGGTGCTACCTGATATGACGGTGCCGGTGGATTGATCCCATGGCGTGATAGCGTACTTGCCATAGGTGGGGCCTTTGCGGCGTGGGTCAGCGACAGCAAATGCACCTTGCCCGGGCGACTGCTGGCCCGTAATGGCACCGGTAGAGCCATCCCATCGCCGCACGCCGTAGGCTTGCCCATCCTTCCACTTGGCTGACTGGTTGAATCGAGGATCAGCAATGCTAAACGCGCCGTTGGTGGGCGTGCTGCGTCCCGCCACGGTGCCCATGGGTTCATGCCATTGGTTCACGCCCATGTAGCCTGAACGATATTCGGGCACGATGAGGTAGTCACTCAGGTAGCCATCCTCGACCGCTAGCTTGTTAAGTGAACGCCAATCGCTACCGGCTTCTACAAACGCTAGGCGCACCCATGTTTTCCACTGCAAGCGAGGCACGCGGTGCATAGGTCCAGCCAGCTCATCACCAGGCAACGGCATTTGACCAAGTACGTCCCCCACGGCGCGAAGCGGCCGCTTGATAGGCTCATACAGGAAGGGCGGCACTTTCTCAGCGTGGCGTGCCACCAGTAGGAAGCGCTTGCGAGACTGCGCCAGATGGCCGATCTCGCCGCAGTCGTGTGTGGTTTCAGCAATGTGATAGCCATAGCGCTGCAGCATGCTAGCGATTTTATTCAGCAGCTCTCGGCCACGGCTGGCAATGCGTGGCACGTTCTCGAAAATGATCAGCTCGGGCGGGTCGTCGGCCCAGGCTTCAAGTGCTAGCCACATACCGCGAACAGTGAGCTGGTTCAGTGCCTGATACTTGGGCGTGGTGCTGCGTGTCTGTGAGAGTAGACCGCTGAATCCTTTACATGGCGCGCTCAGAAAGATGATGTTGGGGCGCTGATTGCCTGCTGCAGCATGGATATCGGCAGGCGTAGCTTCCTTCCAGTCGCTGGGTGGCTCGTGACCATGAAAGGCTTCGTACTGGTCGCGGCTGAACATATCCAGCACAGTGCCGGGGGTACCGGTGAGCCGCTGAAAGTCAGCGATAGCACCCGGGTCTACATCGATGCCGCCCAGGCATTGGAATTTGGCTTCCGTGTTGCCAACGCGGGCATGGCCGCGATTGAAGCCAAGCGCGCCGCCACCTAGGCCACAGAATAGGTGGAAATGAAAAATATCCTTTATATTCATACGCCTTGTCTCGATCAATAGCTGTTTTTAAGATGAAAAAAATAATTATTGACATTTGGTTTTGTTATTGATAATTGAGTGAGGCTCTGTTAATATAGGTTCAGCTGCTTTAGGGATGTGGGTGGGCCTTATCGCCACTTATCCTTGGCTCTTCCTCTTGCTGATTTTTCTCTGCTTATTGCTCCACTTGGGTAAAAATTGGCTACTAAGCAACACTGGTTCGGGCAAACATCCCGATGAGGAGGGTACCGTCATGCTTAAAAATTTCGGCATCACAATTGCTACATTCTGTGAAGTGTCAGCAAACGTCGGTTGGGCCAGTTTGGGTGCGATGCTCGGCTCCATCCCTAAAGCAGCTCCAGAAGTTAATCATTAATACTCAACGCCTTAATGTCCTCGTCGCTTAGTCCTGCCGCTTTGGCCCGCTCTAGGGCGTCTTGCTTCCGCTTTTTTGCAGCTCGTTGATGCTGGAGTTCTCGTTCAGCTGCTCTGTCTTTGCCATTGGGCTCGTATATTCGACACGGTGCTAGCCAAGAGCAGGGCGTGGCATACGGATGGTTGCTAATTCGTATCGCTACTGTCGGTACAATTCCGCAATCCGAGCCTTGAACGTCTTTACCTTTTCCCAAGCGGTGAGCCGTTGACTCCGCCTCGCATACCGCCATCACGTAATTTGGCCCACGGCCTTCTGTGCCATCTGCGTTCTGGATGACGGCAAACACTTGCTTGGTTTCAATGATGGCAGGCTTCTCAAGCAGCTCTAGCACTGCCTCGCTCAACTCGTGCACTTCAGACATGCTTAAGTGCTGGCATTTGCTGCCTGGTTTGGTCAGCCGCTCCGCTAACTCTTTTAGTCTCTCGTGCATGATCTTCTCCCATGGTGGCCGCACTCACGCGGCGGCTTACGGCTTGCTCACGGCCCTACTGCAATGCAGTCTCGCGCATCCGGCGGGCTAGCACCGGGTAGCGTCATCAAGGGCGGTACCGCGCAAACTGGCGATGTTATTGCTCCCCACCGTCGCCTGGGGTATCAACTTCAGAACGGAATTTCGTCGTCAAAGTCATCGTATTGAGCGGGATCAGGCGCGCCATAAGGGTGCTGCCTTTGAGGTTGCTGTTGGCCCTGAGGCTGTTGGGCGCCATATCCCGTATTATTCGGCGGTGGTTGTCGGTGGCCACCGCGCTGCTGATTCTGAGGTGGTTGTTGGTAACCGCCTTGTTGTGGTGCTTGCTGCCCGCCGCTATCCAGCATTTGCATATCGTTAGCGACGATTTCAGTGGTGTAGCGGTCTTGCCCGCTCTGGTCTTGCCATTTGCGTGTTTGCAGTCGGCCCTCGATGTAAACCTTTGAGCCTTTTCGTAGGTACTGCTGAGCAATCTCTGCCGTTTTCTTGAATAAGATCACGCGATGCCACTCGGTGCGCTCCTGTCGCTGGCCGCTGTTGCGGTCTAGCCAGCTGTCACTGGTGGCAATGTTGAGAGTGGCGACAGCGGTACCGCCTTGTGTGAAGCGTACTTCTGGGTCTTGGCCCAGGTTGCCAATCAAGATGACTTTGTTAATGCCTCGGGCCATGTGACCTCCAATAGAAAAGGGCCCGAAGGCCCTCTGTGGTTGGGTGCTGCTGTTAGGGCTGGAAGGTGCCCAGCAAGCATTCGCTCTCTGGTAATCCATCCGTCACCAGCTTGGCGAACTCGGCGGCGATCTCTTCTTTGGCGGCGTCCAGCGCGATAGCGCGTAACCCAAACGATGGCCCGCCTTTGGTCTTGCTGGAAACGCGCATCGCTAGGGTACGCTCTGTCAGTCCCTCGTAAGGAGTGAGCTTCCAGTAAATCACTGTGGGCAATCGGTCGGCATTCTTGACGGTGACGCTATTCATCACGCCCACGCGACTGGAGTGCTCCTGCTTGTCACTTTCGATGCTTGTCAGGTCATCCAAGCTGACCTTGCGAAACGCATGGATGACCTTACCGCGCTCCAGCGCTTCGCCTTTGCTGTTCTCAAACGTCAGCAGGTGGCCCCAGTCTTCGACCAGCTCGACCATTTCCTCCTGCCCGAAAGTGCTGCCGTCAGCATTCAGGTAGGCGGTGAACTCTGGGGTTTTGGGCAGGTTCAGCGTGGCGGAGTGGTCGCAGTGGCCAGGCAGTGACTTGTCGCCGATATCCAAATAGGAGCATGCCGCCATGGCGTCGCGATCGATGAATACCGGGGCATCGGCTTGACGAGCCGATACGTAAGAAATGAAGTCCCGCAAGCCCTTGGTTTTGAACTGGCCACGGAAGCGGCGGCGGTGGTCTTGGTATTTCTCCATATCCACCAGCTTGAAGTTATCGCCCAAGATCAGCGCGTGACCCTCGGCGGCTTCGGTACCGGTTTTGTGGTTTGCTTCAAGGTGCTGCAGGGCGTCTTTAGTCAATGACATTAGTGCTTCTCCTGGTGCGAGTCTTTATCGCGGTGGGGGTGGCCGATCATGTCGAACTGGTTCTTAGGCTCTAGCGTCATTTCGCCGCCAGTGTTCACGCACATGACCGTTTCTGTGGTGTGTTCTTCCGACTGAGTGCCGTGCTCGGTCGGAATTTTGAAGCCCAATTTATGAGCCACGCCGACCCGGCTGCCGGAGCCAATGTTCTCGATTGTCAGATCAATCGATACTTTGGCTTTCTTCTTCGGGTTGTTCGTTGCCGCCGCTGCTGCGTGGCTCAGAACAGTACCCAGGCGTTCAGCCAATACGCCGCCGTCCAAGTCCTCTAGGAACTTGGTCACATCGGTTGGGTGGGACATTGCGAGTTACCTCATGGAGGTGGGGGTAGAGGGGCCAGTGGCCCCAGGTTAGGAGAAGGGTTAAGCGGCTTTCGCTTCGTGGTCGAGCAGGTGCCAGTAGACTTCCATGCAGGCGCGAGCATCGGCCATTGCGCTATGCGCGTTTTCCAGAGGTTTGCCGGTGAAGAACTCGTAGGCTTCGGACAGCTTCGGCGACTTGTAGCCATACTTACCTTTCGGCAACAGCTGCATGATGGGCTTGGTCAGCAGCATGGTGTCGGCGAATTCGTCCTTGTCGGCCCAGGCTTCGGCCTCGGCTTCTCCCATATACCGCTTGGCTGCGATACGGATAATCCGCTGGTCGAAGGTGCGATTATGGGCGACGCGTGGGTACCGGTTCCAAAGCTGGAAGAACAGATTCAGGGCAAGCGACTCATCGACGCCTACCGCGAGTGCGTGTTCATGCGTGATGCCATGAATCTCTGAAACCTCGGCGGGAATCTCCCAGCCGTCCGGAGCAATGATCAAATCCAGTGTCGCTATTTCCTTGCGCGTGTCGGTGTCTGCCAGGATCGCGGCGAGCTGCACCAGGTGGGGCTGGTGTTCGCTTTCGCTGGGTGATTTCCAGTCAGGCAAGCCAGTGGTTTCGGTGTCGAAGAAGAGGACAGGGTTCATAGTGGGCTCCAAAGAAAAGGGGCCTTGCGGCCCCAGAGGTAACGGGAAGGTTTAAGCGGCAAGCTGCTGCATTGCCTGCTCATACCCAGACCAGTTATCGACGCCCATGGCCTCCAGGGCGCGCAGCTTGGCTTGGTCGGCAAGAAGCTGCTCATATTCGCCGCGGCTGATCGTGACTGTTTCCGGCTTTGACGTTGGTGCCGGTTGCTTGCTGTACGAATCAGCGGCAGCGCTCAGGCGGCTGGTATTCAGCGGCTGATGCTCAGCGGCAGCGGGCAGGGGAGCGGGCTCCGGCTCTGGTTTGGGCTGAGGCGTGGGGTTACGCTTCGCTTCCTGCTCGGCTTTGAAGCGGCGCAGTTCTTCCAGCTCCTTTTGCTCGGCTTCGCGTTTCTCGTTCTCTTCACGCAAACGGCGGCGCTCGGCTTCCACTTCGGCTTGCTCGGCTGCCAAGCGTTCTTTCTCAAGGGCGTGGGCGTGCATGTCGCTGATGTGCTGCAGTACGTCTGCCTTGGCGTCCTCGGCCTCTTTGGTCACGTCAAAATAGCCGTCCGTGTTGATGTTCACGGCGTCATCATGCAGCTCAGCCAGAGCATTTGAGTCGAGCCCAACGGCAGTATCCTTGTAGCTGAGTATTTCAACCTGAATGCGCTCACGCAGCTTGGCGATGCGTTGCTGCTTTTCACGTTCAGCGCGCTCGTCTTCGTGCTGCTTGGCGTCTTTCAGCGGCTGCTCGATCATGCGCAGCTTTTCAGTCAGCTCTTTGCCGTAGGCGTTCACACGGTCGACGAAGTCACGGTGGGGCTGGGTGATCGACTTGCGCAGTTTCTCGGTGCTGGTCCGGTAGCTGGTCAGCTCGCGTATGCCGGTCTTGCACAGCGCGTAGCCGTCCTTGGTGCGAACATCGGGCACCGTGCCGTATTTCTCGCGCAGCCCTGCCAGGGCCTGCTCAACGGCGTCGAGCTCAATCAGCTCGCCTTTGTAGTCGGTGTTGGGGGCTGCGTTAGTCATTTTGCGTTACCTCTTGTGGTTGCTTGGTCTTTTCCTTCTCGGCGTATACCCGGGCGATGCCTTCATCACGGGCCTTGATGATCATGTCTCGGCCTTTGTCGGGCTCGACGCGGGCCATGGATGCCTTGTCCGGAATACGGTCGATCATTCTGCTGGCAGCCAGCTCGATGCTCTTGGGGTGGGGGATTTGGTGGCGAAGGGTTTCGCACTCACGTTTGAGCCAGTCCGCGTAATCCTGCCGGAGCTTTTCTATTTCGGCGTCCTGGTCTTCGGCCACCGCAATTCGGGTAGCCGCTTGCTGCGCCTGGGTGTAGTCCTTGTTGTCGAACTTGCCGTAGTAGACGTCTGCCGAGAAGCCCAGCAGCGACAGACACTTCTTGATGGCGTCGGTGATCGACTTCTTCGGTGCCTCGCCGTCGGTCTTCCATTTCCCGGTACCTGTCCGGTAGATGTACCGGGTGTGGCCAAACTGAGTGACTTCGCCGCGCTCCCCATGCCAGCGATACCAGAGCACCAAGCGGATCGTGTGGGTTTGCTCATGAGCGATCAGCTCGCCCTTGTTGCCTAGAATCGGCGCGCCTACGTCAAAGCGCTCATCCTCAATGCGGTAGCCCCAGCCAATGCCCATCGGGCCAAACACCTTGGTGGCGGTCTCGATGACGTGCATCGCATCCAGCGTGGTGATCTGCTGGCCGTCTACGTTGGCTTCACGAATGGCCGTGGTCGGCGTCTTATCGACTTGGTGCCAAAGCTCTAAGTGGTCGGCACTATCGACCACGCGATAGCGTCCGGAAGGCACGCGTATGCGCGGCTTCTCGCTGAGGTGTGTCATGGTTTATACTCCGTGATGATCTTCTCGACGTTGATCTGGCCCGCTACCTGTTCGCCCAGGAGCGGGCTTTTATTTGTTCAGCGTGCGCCACTCGCCCAGCGCTTCTCTTGCCTCGCAGAATGCGTCGCTATGCTCTGTCATGCCGTCCTGGTCGCTGGCAGCGAGCTGAACAGTCAGCTCCGATAGCGCGGCTGCCATCCGTTCGGCGCTCTCGTTGCGCTCCTGGGTGCCGACCAGCAGCCGCTCCAGCTCCAAATGGTCAGCCGCACATAGACTCTTGCTGCCTTTGGTGACGTGGTAGATGGCATCGCCGGTTTCTTCGTCCCAGCCTGCCCGGCTGGTGGTTCTCCAATCGCTCATGCCGCCCTCCAGTTCGCTTCCATTTCTGCGCGGTCTTCCTCTTGAGCCAGCAGCTCGCTTTCGGCCACGTCCTTGGCCCATTCGAAAAGCACCGCCTCGCCGGCGGGTGACTGGATATAGGCATCGACCATATCCGCCACAGTGGTGGTGGCGGTGAGCTCTTCGACGGCGCTGGCCAAGTCGCCAACCTCATTCAAATATGTGCCAAAACGCGCAATGCCTTCGGCGTCACCGTCATGGATGGATTCGCTCAGGGATTCGGCGCGTAGCTGGATTTGTTTGGCTCGGTTCATGGTGCTGGCCTCATTCCTGGGCAAATCTCAGCAGCGTTGCCGCGATAGTCTGGATGACCAGTACGGTGATGCGGGTCAATGCCTCGCGCCGCTTCTGCGGCCCATACGGCGACCTCTTGGCAGTATTGGCGATGCATTCGCTCGTTATCGGATGCGTCCAGGTTGGCGGCTAGCACCATGCTGCCGATGATGGCAGCCAGCGCGATGAGGCTAAGGGTTCGTGTTGGCATGGCGCGTTACCTTGTAGATGAGGTGAAAGGGGTAGCCGCGACGCTTAGCTGCTCGCTTAGCATTTTTGCGGCTACAAAAAAAGGCCGCAGTCAACTCGGGGAGTGATGCGGCCTTGGTGGTATTCGCGAAGGATGAATCCGGTTCTCATGTTTGCCAGACCTCGCGCAGCTCTCTCGCGCTCTTCATGTCTGCAAGTCGCTGGTCAATCTGCAAGCGCCGCTGATAGAGCGAGCGCTGCGCTAGCCGGTCTTTGCAGTCGAGGAACTCTTTATCGAGCGGTCGTCTTGCATTGTTTTTGTGCATAAATCACCTCTCTCAGAATTAGGCGCGCTGCCTGCTGTATCTGCGCCCCTCGCAGTGCCAGTGGAAGGGGAGCCAAGCAGCGCGGGAATAACGTCGATGCAGCGCTATTCCAACTGGTAAGAATTTCTTGTGAGTTGCCGGAATGGGGTGATGCAGTGGCCCTATCTTTTCGTTCCATTAACCCCCACCGATAAGGCATACGGGAGCACCCGCTTTGGGGCGTATCTTTCACTGCATCGGGTAACGCCCTTCACAGCCGTAGCCGCAGCCATAGGCTCCAGACGCTACCCGATACCGCCTGTATTCTCAGCCCAGGCGGCAGGCATTCGTCTCACTCTCGCAGTTAGCGCGGCCTTTAGGCGCTCCCAGTATTTCGACAGCCCTGGGCGGCGTACTCCTAGCGAACTCTCGCGGCGTTACCCGCTACGGCTGGCTAGGCTCATCCTGTTTTTAAAGAGCATGGCCTGTGAGGGCCTGAACACGTTTTGCTGTGTTCGTGCTAACAAAATTAGCTCGATGCTAAATTTTCGTCAATAGCAAAATGCTAAATTTTTTGTTTGGCGCACAAAAAACCCGCCATGTAGGCGGGTTCAGTGATTCAAAATTCTGCTACATGCTACATAGATCGAAGTCAGGTATTAGGTTGTGAGCCAAGACAACGATGGTGTAGCTGTCTACCCAAGTCGCTTCACCGCATTTCACGGATGCTTTTATGCCAAAGCCAAACACTACTGCGACGAATAGCGTGATTCCTATCCAATGCTTCATCAGTTGCAGCCGTACTGGTTACAGGTGCGGTTGTAATAATTGCCGTCTGAATCGGTGCCTTGGTGGAAGGTAGTGCCGCCGATCTGAGTAGACGTCCCATTCCAAGTGTTGCCGCTCGCTGACGTGCCGTTATGGTAGGTCGTATTGCCAATGGTTTGGCTGTTCTGGTTCCAGGTGGATCCAGTGCGAGGGTTACTACCTTGAAGACTAGTGGTGTTGCCGTATCGTTGGATGTGGTAGTTGTTGCCCGACTGTGTGTCGTAGCAGGTTTGATAAGAGCCAGAGCCGTAACAGTTACTCTGTGCTAGCGTTGGGCCAGAAAAGGTGAGGGCGGCAATAGCCGCTAACAGCAGTCGTCCCATTTTGATCATCCCTTTCATTAGATTCTTAATTGTGTTGCGCCTGCAGATTAGCAAAGGTGGCTTAGATTTGGCACAAAAAACCGCTTGTTAAGCGGAAAAAGCATATGATCTTTGTGTATGAATTTGGGGTGAGTGTTCGAAAATTATAATTTTTACCTGGATTATCATTTTGATTAGCTTCTGATGCATGAAATTCATGGATCTGGTTGGTGGAGCCGTTCGCCCAAGTAATAGAGGCACAAAAAAGTTACTGTTACAAGCTGAGAAAAAATTGTGTAAAGTATGAAAATATATCCGTACCACATCCCTGTACTGAGGCGCTCATTGTTTATGAGGTGTTCGATAATGCTGCTTAATGAGGGGCCAAGACCAATTAAAATCATTAATGTGATTGACTCAGCTGTTAAAAAAGAAAATGTAAGAGCCAAAAAGCGCCTTCTAGTTAAAGAGATAATGTCGCCTAGATAATCTTTGATGATAGGTGTTGGCTCAGGCATGTGTTCATCTATATCATTTCTATTAAAGGCCACAATTGCAGCTAAGGCGGCAATATAAAATCCAGGAAGAATGCCAGCTAAGCTAGCAATGTTATCCTCTAAAAACTTCCAGGATAGATGTTTTTCAGAATATAAATCCCCCAAGCCAGTAATTAAAGTAATTAATATGGCTAAAATGAGAGGGATGCCCCAGTCCACTACCCATTTTGAATGGTGCTGTATTTTTAGGTAGGCGTATGGCCTTACTATTGTTTGCGATAGCATTAAGTTATCCTCAAGTGATACTTCATACTATTTCTAATGTCGTTTATAATATCTGTATAAGATGTGTTATCGGCGCTATAATTAAGTGAAGCTGTTTTATTGTAATATTCACAGTTTGTAGGATCTGAATCAGATAGATCAAACTCTGCAGATTCGGTTCCCTTAGTCTGTCCGGGAGGAGTGAATCGTAGCTTTGCATGATCCAAATCAGGCTTTTCTTTTTTCATATTTCCAAGAAAAACCTTTAGATTGTCCATCCTGGTACCTGACGGAGCGTTGAAGTCTAGCTTAACATGAGTAGATTTTTCAATAAAATGTCCATGTTGATCCCATTTTTTGAATTTTTTTCTTGATACAAGTTCAAGACCAGAGATCTTCCCATTTTCAATATCATTTTTCATCTGACTGGATGGTACGCCGTCAACACGCACAGTGAATTTAAACTTGCATTTCCTTGAGTTTCCTTTGGCATCTTTAGAACCATCCGGATGATTGTACTCAAAGTCTCTAGGGTTTTTTGACTTAGATTCTCTAAAAGCTTTGTTAATTAAATTAGTCAGTCGAGCCTTCGAAAAGCCAGACACTTTCTCAACTATCATTTCACTTTCATCATTTACTAAATTCCTTTTAATCATGACATGGCAAGAAAATTCCATTCTCTCGCTATTCGATTTTGTAATTTGATTTCTTTTGTTTGATTTTTCATCGTAATAAGTTGGGTCTGAGTAGCGGTCAGTGGTAAAATTGAATAATATTAGTATGTATTTATCATGAATTTCATAATTGACGATTACGAATTTTTCTTTTCCGGATTCGTAAAAGGTTCCTTTTGAAAGTCCTTTGATCAATAGATCGGGAGCCTTAGAGACCAATTTGGATGAAAGGGGCGAGTAGGATTCATTAGCTTTTAACTTGTGCACATGTGTGCCAACAAAAGATAAACTATAAAATGAAGCTTTTCTCTCTTTAGATATCATTAAAATTCCCTAGTTTTCCATTTTTATTAATCAAATACTTCCCACCAAAATACACGTCCGATAATCTTCGGCGCATCTGGGCCCATAAGGCTGTGCGTTTCCTCGGGATATTCGTCGCTGTTGTCGCTGACCAGGCGCACACGACCTAGTGGCAGCTTGTAGAGACGTTTGATGCGAAGCATGCCGCCGTGATCCAGCGCGTATATTTTCCCATCGATAATATGACGAGTGCCTTTGTCGATCGCAATGGGTGAGCCATCGGCAATAGTTGGCTCCATAGAACTACCGCTAGCCGTAGCGCAAGCTGCATGTTCTGGTGAAACACCGCGCTTAGCGAGCTTGGAAAGCGGGAACCTCATAGTGTGGCCACCGTTTTCTACGACCTGGGTGCGACCATCTCCTGCCGCGAACTCAACCTCTCTAAAGCAAGGAAGCTCAACTTCCCCCTCACGTAAGGGGGCTTCTTCATCAACTATCTCAGTTTGGTGGAGCTCTAGATCGTCGTGTGCTTTTGCCTCTGAGAGAAAGCTAACCCCTGCGTTATGACTAGCGATATCAGTATCGGCATGAGTTCTATCTAGCCAGCCCACCGGAAGGCCTTCAGCCCTTTCTATCTTTCGTGCAAGGGCATCTCCCAGATTCCTCACCGACTTTTTCGATGTTATCTGGCTGAGCGTTGATGCTGACGTATCCCATTTGTCGGCACACGCGGCTTTAGTGCGCGTACGCATGAGCTTCAGCAAGTTTTCTTTGCGAATTTGATAAGCGTCCATGGCTGAATATTCGCAGTATTTAGCAGGATGATAAATATGCAAAATGCTAATCCTTGCTTGATTTTAAATTAGCGCAAAGCTAAATTATTTAGCATCAAACAGGAGATGCCGTATGTCTCACCAACTACGAATTTGGCTTAGCAAAACACCTCCCGAGCAACGTAAGCAAGTTGCCCAGAATGCTGGAACATCCGTGGCTTATCTCTGGCAGCTCTCGGGAGGGCACCGGAAGGCCTCTCTCGAAATGGCTAAACGCCTTCAGGACGCGACTGAGGGCAAGCTCACCATTGAGGGTCTGCGCCCTGACATTTTTGGTGACTCTGCTTCTCAGGTTGCCTAAATCAAACCGCCTGCCTGTGAAGGCCGCGAACTCAGCAAACCGTAAGAAGGAAATCGCAATGCTGAACCGTGAACCCCGTATTCCCACCACCCGGAAAGCGGAAGGCGAGCACCTGGATAACCCCGCTCGCGTTCGCTTCAAGGATTCGGAATACCTCGCGCTGGAGCAGGTGGCAGCAATGCGCCACGGGGGCGTTATCTCCCACGCCATTCGGGAGTGCGCCCTGGTGGGCATGGAGGTGATCAACCTCCGACAAGACGTGCTGCTCGATCGCTTGGCCAAAGGCGAAAGCGTACAGACAGCACAGCAGGACATGGTGGAAGCGCTCATGGCGCACCTCATCGAAAACCGCATCACTGAGCAGATGATGCAGCGCTTACGCGCCTAGCAGAAGGGCCGAACAAGGCCCGAGGAGTCACTGTGAATCGTGCAGCTCTGTCACGAACGTACCGGCGACTGTCGCCACAGCATCAAGCCGTGGTGGAACAGGAAGCCGCACAGCGCGGAGTGGCGGTGGAGGACGTGATGCTCGATCACGCCATTGCTATCGCGGGACCGTTGAAAGACCAGCTCTATGCAATGCGCCGAGAGCGCACGCTTCGGGCTGTTTAAGGGAAGTGCCTGACCGGGCTGCCGCCCGGCCAGGGCTTAAGAAGTGATTAGCGAATGCGGTGCATAACGACCAGTAGCGCAGCTAACGCAGAGATCGTCTGAGCCACATTTAGCGTCACTTCGAATGACAAGGTCACGTCCACGGTTTTTCTCCCCGTGACGAGGACCTGTCCGGACAGGTCATGGAAGACCTGGTTTTTTGTATAGCGCCTTGCCAAGCGCTTGCTGATATCGCGCTAGCAACGAGGGATCAGCGAGCAGGCATCGCAGTGGTTAACCCCGGGATTCCCAGGGCTTGCTAGCGGCTCGTCCCCGACGAGCGGCCAGGAGCCAAGGGAGTCGAGGCGCCCCGGGTTGCGGTGCCCTTTAGCCGCCGTGTCATTGGCGACAACCAGGGGTGACGGCCCTGGCACTGCCAAGCATAGCGAGTTGGTAGGGCAGTAGGAAGGAAAGCGGCCCTGATAGGGCTAGGACAGAAACGCAAAAGCCCGGCAAATCGCTGGGGAGCGGCCGGGCTTTCACACATTCATAACGGGTTCATTATGACTAATACCGCTGAGATTTTCCAGTTTCCACGTCGAGAAGACGTCGATAGGCCGGAGCCAGAGCGCTCTGGCAGGGGGCCACAAGTGGAAGATGGCTATACGCGCATCGCCAATGAGCTGTTGGAGCAGGTTATGGCGGCACCGCTGACCCTGCGCGAAATGCGTGTGGTGATGGCGGTGATCAGGCTGACGTATGGCTGGAACCGAAAGCAGGCGAGGGTAACGGGTGGGCTGCTGGGCAAGTTGACCGGTTTGCCTAGCACCAAGGCGAGCCAAGCCCTCGCTGCGCTGGTGGCGAAAAACGTCGTGCTGCGCCATGGCGGCAGCCGTTCAGCTGTCTCGCTCAATAAGCACGCCGATCAGTGGGATTTGGCCGCGCCAGAGCGCAAAACGCCACCACCGAAGCAGGCCAAGCCCGACACTCACCAAACTGGTAACGATGATCCAAAAAGGGGTGACTCTTACCAAAATGGTAAATCTGAGTGTTACCAAAACGGTAACGCTTCTAAAGACAGGAAAGACAACTTACTACCTAGCGGTAGTAAGAACGTCGATGCAAACACTTCGAGCGCCAAGCGTCGCGTATGGGGTGAGCCTATCGACCATGAGCTTGCCGAGTGGATGGCGGGCATTGTCGATGCGCTCCCGGGTGGCAGCGAGAAACGCAACCTCACCCGCTGGGCTAACACCTTCCGCCTGATGCGCGAGCAGGATGGCCGAGAGCCTGAACACATCAAGCGCCTGTTTGCCTGGGCCAGCCAGGACAGCTTCTGGCAATCCAACATCCTGAGCCCTACCAAGCTGCGCAAGCAATGGAAAGCGCTCGCCATCCAGTTCAATAACCGCCGCAAAGGGGGTAGTCATGCAGACCGCTCAGGATTTGACGAAAAGCGCGCTAACCAAGATCAAATCGCAGCAATGCTCTCCGACCCCAACGACACAAGCTGGATCGAAGGGCTCTTCCCCGACGAGGAATCAGGAGATTTGGGAGCTGGTCAACCGGGCGTTCACACGGCTGGAAGCGATCTATCCGAGGACATGGCGGAGTGCATTTTCGACGCCGGACATGGTGAAGCTGGCGAAGCGGGAAGTGGGTATATCGATGGCGAAGTGGTCAGTGCTGCCGACACAGCAGAGCCTGGATGCAGCGCTGGAGCGGATCAAGGGCGAGGGCAGCGAGTGGCCGCCGAGTGTGGCACGCCTGATTGCGAGCTTGAAACCGCAACCGGAGGACTTTGGGATGCCTAGCGTGGAGCTTGCGTTCGATGAAGCCATCAAGCACGCACAAAATCCGGCAGGCCATCGCTGGACTCATGGTGCCGTGCGCGAGGCGGGTAGGGCGACAGGCTGGTTTGATCTTGCTGCAGCCACCAGCGAAAGCCGGATTCGTGCGTTGCGCGGGACCTTTGGCAAGCAGTACCGGGCCATCGTTAACCGGGTAATGGCTGGGGGGTCAGTCGAGGCGCGTGGGCTAGTGGGCCATGACGGCCAACTGACGGCGGCTCAACGGGCAGAGCGTGACGGTCTTGAGCAGGTAGCCGCCCAGGCAGAGAAGCAATTCGGTCGGCGTATGAGTGGTGAGCAGGGAATAGCCGCGCTCAAGGGGATGTTGCGGGGTGGATCATGACGAAACCAGCAGCCAAACCATTCGTGTCCCGTGCCAGTAGCGTGTCCGAAGCCCTGACCGCCATTGGCAAGCTGCCCAAGGTGGTGACCGACGCCATCCAGCTATGGGGAGAGGTCGAGATCGTAGTGCGTAAACGCCAAGTGAAGCGCAGCACCGACCAGAACAAGCTCCAACGCAAATGGCTCCTTGAGGCAGAGGCCCAAGGCGACCACACCGCCGAGGAGTACCGCGGCTTCTGCAAGCTGCACTTCGCGGTACCGATCCTGCGCTGGGAGCTGCCCGAGTTCAAAGAGAAGTACGACCGCATCGTTAAGCCGCTGCCGTATGAGGCCAAGCTTGAGCTAATGCAGGAGCCGTTGGACTTCCCTTGCACGCGCCTGATGACCAAAGACCAGAAGTCGCGCTACCTCGATGCTGTGTACCAACACTTCACCAGCCTGGGCATGCGGCTGACTGATCCCAACCTGCGTGGCTTTAAGCCAGATGAGTACAAGGAGGTGGCGTGATGCTCGGTGAATGCGAGAAGTGCACCGATGAGGCTATTGGTTTTAACGATGACGGAGAAGCGCTTTGTAGCGACTGCCTTTTCGAGCAGACCTGTGAAGAGCTTTTCAGTGACGAGTGGGAGGACGTCTGATGCTACCCAATGAGTGCTACCTGCCCACCAAGCCGCACCGCTGCCGCCAGTGGCTGGCGAACGTCCACGAGATCGAAGAGTGTGTGCTGTGCGGCGCTTGGGGCATCCAGGCCGCGCACAGTAACCAGCACCGGGGTCGCGGCCAGAAAGCGTCCGACGCGCTCACCGCCGCGCTGTGCCCGTCGTGTCACGGTGAGATCGACAACGGTAAGAACCTTTCGCGGGACGAGCGGCGCGCGCGGATGAACGAAGCGATCGTGCTGACCCTCGATCAATTGGCCCGGCGGCAACTGGTCAAGGCGGTGAAGGCATGAAGTTGTTCATTCCCTACCTGGCCACCAGCACCAACGTAGGCACCCGCCAGCACTGGACCAAGCGCAAACGCGAGGTCGATAGCTGCCATCTGCTTGTGCGCAGTGTCGTGAAGCGCGAGGGCGTCCAGCCGATCGGCCAGCGTGTGGATCTGGTATTCCGCCCCAGGCTTGGCAAGGGCGTGCGCCGGCGCGACACCAGCAACTACAGCCTGAACGTGAAGCACCTCGAGGACGGACTGGTCGCCGCAGGCTTGCTTCCCGACGACCGCGGCGAGTATGTGCGCCGGGTGATCATGGAGCCGCCCGAGATCGACCGGGGGGCAGAGACGGGGACGTGGATCGAGATCATTCCAGTACAAAACGAGCAGCAAAATATAACCGGCGACATAACCGAGGTGACAAATGGGTGACGTGATCGACATTGGCGGCAAGCCACGCGCTGGCGAAACCGTATTCCCAGCCTGCCGGTGCGGCGAAACCTTCGTGCCGCTGGCCATCATGGGCGACCGGCCATTCATAGCCGCGTTGGTCTGTCCAGCCTGCGAGGCTGAGGTGTCAGTAAACCAGGGATATATAGGGCAGGGAGGTGATAGCGCGTGATCGAGCGCCCTACCGCATGGCCTGATGGACGCCCACTGGGTGGCCTCAACGGTTACCCGCCGGAATGGCACGAATGGGCGCGGCAATGCGAGGTGATGTTCATTGCGCGGCAAATGCTCAGGGCGCCACAAGCTCAACGAAAGGCAGTGCATACGCAGTGGGTGAAGAGATTCCCGCACGCAACACCGCAACGGATAAAAGACGTTTGGAATGAAGTGGTTGCAGAGAAAAACGCAACACTCAAGGGCAACAAAACGCAACAAATGCGCAATAGCGCAACGAAAACGCAACGAATGCGCAACGGCAGGGGGTGGTGATGCGTTACGGCTCGGCACGGCAGATGATCTTTGACTGCTATCACGAACAGCGTGGCAGCGTGATGCAGCACGCGGCAGAGATAGCGCGCATGGGTGCGCAGATACAGACGACGCAGCGCAATAACAACGACTGGCGGATAGTGCATGGTCTGGAAGCGGGGCAGGTTATTAGTGTCGTTGAGCGTTTGCCGCAGCATTTGCAGGCGCTGGCCCGCTATTGCTTCGGCCCGTTTACACGCGACGAACTTGCCGAGGATCGGGAGTGGCTGCATGCCGCGCTGATGCACGCTGGTATGCAGATGCGCTTGCCAGGGCAGGGGCAGAGCGAATACCCGACCGCAGAAGCGGCGCGGCAACTACGCTGGATTGTGTCGGCAGCAATTCACCACCACGCCGAGACGACGTACCCGTATAACCGGCCGGGGCTGCATAACCCGCGCAGGATTGCCGCCTGGATTGAGATGGAGCATGGGGAAGAGGTGAATACAAGAGACTGGCGTAGGCGCGACCGTTCAACGTGGGGCGGCGTCTGGGATCGGCTTTTGGACACGCTCGACCGCTGGGAGTGCCAGGCGTTGGCTCCAGTGGCAGCGCTAATCACAAGCGCCAAGGCAGCATAACTTGCGCTCTGCCGCATTTTGAACCAGAATAATCCCACTATCGAATTCTGCGCCCTGGCTTTGAGCCGGGGCGTTTTCGTTTAAGGCCCTACCAGTCTCTGGTGGGGCTTTTCTGTTTTCCCCCGCCGTGAGGCGCTGGAGCTCTACATGACAACCTCCCTCAAGCAACGACTGGTCGCCTCGGTCATGGATCGAGAGGGTGGCTACGTCAATCACCCGTCTGATCGTGGCGGCCCGACCAACTACGGCATCACCCAGGCCGTGGCGCGCGAGAACGGCTACCACGGTGATATGCGCAGCCTTCCCAAGTCGCTGGCCGTGCGTATCTACGAGGCGCGCTACTGGACGAGTATTCGACTCGACCGCATCGCGCCGATGAGCGCCACGCTGGCAGAATACCTGTTTGACTTCGGCGTTAACTCTGGCCCAGGCCGAGCGGCGCAAGAGCTGCAGCGCACGCTTAACGTGCTGAATAGTCGCGGCAAGCTGTTTCCTGATCTCAATGTGGATGGTGCCGTGGGGCCTGTCACGCTGAACGCGCTTGCCGATTACCGCAAGGCGCGTGGCGGCGCTGGACTGTACGTGCTGGCAGAATCTATCAACGGTGTGCGCATCGCCTTCTGTCGCGGGCTGGCTGAGCGAGACGAACGACAAGAGGACTTCGCATACGGGTGGTTTAAGCGCGTCGTCAATCTGCGCAACGAAGTTGAAAGCGATCAGGCGGACAGCATGGCGGTTTCGCTGTATGCCGAAATTGATACTGAGGTGGCCTGATGCCATGGCGAAACACCGGACTGATACAGGAGGTGCTGCTGGCGTTGGGTACGTCAGTAGCAGTCGTTATGGGTCTACTCGCTAAAATCGCTCACGAGGTCAAAAGCGGCGAGCGTGAACGTTTCTTTACGCGTCGATTGTGGCTGGATGCTCCGGCACTGGTGGTCATGATTACTATCGCTGCCGGTATCAATCTCTATTTCGACCTGACCGGCTGGCCTGCGTCTGCCGTGGCAGCGGTATGCGGCTGGGCGGGCCCGCGCAGTATCGACCTAATGCTCCTGGCCCTGGCTGACCGCGTGAGGGGTGCCAAAAAATGAATCTAGTCACGAAAGCGCTGAGCGCCATCACTGGCCCGCTGTTCGGCGTCATCGACAAGGCAGTGACCGATAAAGACGAAGCCAACCGGCTCAAGTCGGAGATTCGGTCGCAGCTCATCGAGTCGCAAGACTCGCTGCTCAAGGCTCAGATGCAGATCATCTTGGCCGAAGCGCAGGGCGAGAGCTGGCTGCAGCGTAACTGGCGACCGCTGTTGATGATCGTGATAGTTGCTGTGATTGCGAACAACTATCTGCTAGCCCCTTACCTTGGCGCGATCTTCGGCGTGGGGCTGCAGCTAGATCTACCAGAGCGGCTATGGGACTTGATGACCATCGGCGTGGGTGGCTACGTCACCGGACGCACGGTGGAGAAGGGCATTAGCTCATGGCAGCAAGGCAAGGCGCAGTCAGGCCTCTACCGTGAAGCTGACACCAAGTAAGCGCGTTGAAGCGTGGCTCCGGCTGCGCTTGATTGTCATCACGTTTTTACTGTCAGCGTACTGGCATCGCAAAAGGCGCTGACTCTATCTCGCTGAGAAGCGACACGCCACGCTGTGAAGCGTTGCCATCCAGGTTAATCACAGAGGTGGTGTTTATGCTTACCAAAAGGGAAGTGTTTTCTTACGGCTCACGAACATGCCCAAAAGAAAGACTGCTTTCAAAATGCGTTAAAAGCGAAAGCGGCTGCTGGGAGTACAGCGGAGGGAAAGACCCCTACGGTTACGGCAGGTTTTCGCTAGGGAGTAGGCGACTAGGGGCTCACAAGGTTTCTTATGTGCTGCATAAAGGCGATGTGCCTAAGGGCCTTGTTGTTATGCACTCTTGCGATAACCCAGCCTGCATCAACCCAGAACATCTGCAGCTTGGTAGCGTGAAAGATAATGTTCACGACTGTATCCAGAAAAAGCGCTTTCATTCCATAACTGGCTTTGTTCGCAGAATCATTATTGGGTTCAACGACAATGAAATGCTGGCTTTTACAGATGTGTACGCATTAAAGAAAGCAGGCTTTCATGACGGCTCGGTTAGCTATGTAGTGAGCGGTAAGCAGAAAACTCATCGTGGTTATAAATGGAAATACGAAGATCGCGAGCTGGAAGCCTGAAAAGGCAAAGGAGGTCGATCCGTCTCGGGCACCCCTGACCGTTAGATGGGGTAGGTAGCCACGCCATGCTGTGAAGCACTGCTGACACTACCGACACCCGCCGCACGCTGTGAAGCGTCCGGCACCTATTCAGGTGAAGCGTTATGAATGTCGAAGCCATCAATCTGCGCAAAGGCTTAGCGCTACTGGACACCGGCCAAACGGTCGAGATTGACACGTTCATCGATGAGGAAGGCGACGAGTGCAGTTATGAAACTGCCCGTGCATTCATTCTAGAGCTACCGGACGGCACTTGGCTTTCCGACAGCGTTGATAGCTACGCGAACGCAACGATTCACTAAAGCATGGAGACGCTGCCAGCAATGGTGGCGTTTTTTTATGGCTAAGACACCCGACTGGGAAGCTATCGAAGCCGCCTATCGGGCGGGCTTGCTATCTATACGCGCTATTGCTGAGCAGTACGGCACAAAAGAGTCAACGATACGCAGTAAAGCGCAAAAAAAAGGCTGGCAGCGCAACCTGTCAAAGCAGGTAAGAAGTACAGCTAAGACAAAGTTGTCGCGCACAACTTCGCGCAATAGTTTCGCGCAAGAGACTGCGCGAAGCGACGAAGAGATTGTTGAGGAAGCGGCAGACGAAATCACGCAGGTAGTGCTTGGCCACCGTCAGCAGATCAACGACTGGAAAGGCATTGCTGCCAAGTTAGCCGTTACGCTATCCCAAGTTGATGTAGACGAGTCCAACCATAACGAGTTCGCTCGCAGCTTGAATAGCGGCGTGGATGCGTTAGGCAAGGTTATTAAGCTGGAACGCCAGGCGTACTCGATGGACGATGACGACAAGGCCGACGAAACCGCCGAGCGCAGCCTGACTGACGACGAGCTAGAGGCGCGTATCGCCAAACTTCAACAGCAGGTGGGCGGTGAGCAGTGATAACCGCGCTGCCCGCTTAGCGCTACTGGCAGCGCTGGAAGAAAAGGCGAGGCGCAAACGCTACAACCTGATACGCGACCTATTTCCCGATGAAGGCCCGTATAGGCGGGAGCTGTACGGCAAGCACCTCGAGTTCTTCCGGGCAGGCAAGTACCACAAAGAACGCCTGTTCATGGCAGGCAATCGTTGCATCACGCCCTGGACGTTTATTGAAACGGCGGCTGGCTCGGTCCGCGCCTCAGAAGCGCTGTTCGGCTGCGCTGGTAGTCTTCGGGCATGGGCTGGTGGATCTGAATGTGACGTTCAACCTGTTGACGCACATCTGGTGGGCATTGAGCCAGCGTTTCGTGTGGTGCTGGGCAGCGGTCGATTCTTTGACTGCTCCCGTAAGCACCGGGTATTGACCGACGAGGGGTGGCTTTCTCTCGACCAGTTAGTGTCGCGCGCAGATGGTCTGCATTGGTCGCATACAGTCGAAGGTTATCAGGCCAGTTGTGCCGCGGGTGGTTATCTCGATGATCGACCACTTCCTCAGCAGTCAGGTATCGCCCCAGCACAACCTCCATCACCAGTCGGTGCTCGAACACATAGCCGCTTGGCGCTTTCGCTTGAGGATGCAGAGGCGCGAATACCTCGACATATCCGTGTTTGTCAACGCGGCGGCCACCCTGCCAGCTACGATGACCGTCACCGTGTCGAGGCCCTGTCCGCGCCGTTTTCAGCTGCAGCGACCGACAGCGACGTTCTACCGCTGACGTGGAGACACCAAGCGCTTCGGCGGCTTGCGCTTGCGTCAGGTGCTCAACCTCGATTAGGTGGCGAAGCTCGTTATCATCAAGGCGCTTTCGGTGCATGCGGCCAGCGCGGTTCTTTATCCCGCGTCGCTTTAGGTAGGCTTGAAGAGAAGGGCGTGTCAACCCAAGGCTGTCAGCAATCAAGTATGTTGGCTCACCCGCCTCAATCCGTTGGAGTATTTGGGGAAAGTGTTGATCAATTGGGGATTTTCTACCCATCGTCAATGCCTCGCTTGGTGGGTGGCGAAGTTATCGCTGCTGTCGTTCCTATTGGTTACCAGCCAATAATAGACGCTCATATTCCGGTATTCAATAACTATCGGGGCGCTGGCGTCTATCACCATAACTGCGGGAAAACGATTGCTGGCGGTGCAGAAATGGCTTTTCACCTCACTGGCGAGTACCCGCACTGGTGGGAAGGCCGCACGTTCGATAAGCCAATCACTGCACTGGCTGCAGGCGATACCAGCCAAACCACCCGCGACATTATCCAGAGCAAGCTACTCGGCGGCCTATGGAATACCGACGAGTTCGGCAGCGGCCTGATTCCACGCGACAAGCTAGGCAAGCCGACGCCTGCCAGGGGCGTGGCCAACTTGTACGAAGAGATCAATGTCAGCCACGCCAGCGGCGGTACCAGCCGCTTGATGCTGCGCAGCTATGACCAAGGCCGTCGAATCTTCCAGGGCACTGAGCAGGATGTGGTGTGGTTGGACGAGGAGGTACCTAAAGACGTATACGACGAGGCGCTGATCCGCACAATGACCACACGCGGCATTGTGATGATGACGTTTACGCCACTGTCTGGCCTAACTGAGCTGGTGGTATCGTTTCTTGAATCCAAGCATGAGCAGGAGCCGGTATGAATTTTAAAGATGCGCTTAGCTGTATGAAGCAAGGCTGCGCTGTAACGCTACCGGAATGGGGCGGCTATTGGGCATGGGATGCAGAGTGCAAGACCGTCAACATGCACTGCAAAGACGGCAGCATTGTTGATATGCGCGATTCCCCCGATATGGATTTCACGCTCTCCCACACTTTCCGTGACGACTGGAAAATAGTGGTCAATCGCAAGAATACCCAGCATTACAAGGCTCGCAGCCTGCAGGAGCCAGTATGACCGACCCCATCCAAGGCGAATATCTCGCCGCGAGCGTCAGCACCAAGTACCAGAAGCGCACCACGTCAGCCGCTACCCGCATTGCCGATCTAGTGAGGGAGCGCGGTATCAAAGAAGGCATGCTGTCAATAAAAGTGGCCCGCATGGTAGACCCGCACGCTAGCACTGGCGATGTGCTGACCATTGCAGGCGCACAGTTCATGGTAGGTCTGCGTTGAGCCGGTATGTCGTGCAAGCGGGCTGGAAAGATGCGCCGCACCTCAAGCAAGAGGATATCGATGATATGGCGAAGGGTATCAGTCCACACCAGCTAGAGGCGCGCATGAACGGCATTCCTACGCTCGGCAGCGGTGCCATCTACCCGGTGCCGGAAGAGGACATTATCTGTGACCCGTTCCAAATCCCTGGCTGGTGGGCGCGTGCTTATGGCCTCGACGTTGGCTGGAAAAAGACCGCCGCAATATGGGGCGCGCTCGACCGCGATACCGACATTCTCTACCTGAACAGCGAGCACTACCGAGGTCAAGCTGAGCCGACCGTTCACGCCAAAGCGATCAAGATGCGCGGCAGCTGGATGCCGGGAATCATCGACTACGCAGGTACGAACCAGAGCGACGGCAAGCGCGTGATGACGCTGTACGAAAACGAAGGCCTGAACCTTATCCGTGTTGACAAGAGCGTGGAGGCTGGGCTGCTGGAAGTGCTGGACCGGTTAAGCACTGGACGCCTGAAAGTGTTTAGCACGCTGCAGCACTGGCTAGGCGAGTACCGGCTGTACCGCCGCGACGAGAAAGGCCGCGTCGTTAAGAGCAACGACCACTTGATGGACGCCACCCGCTACCTAGTGATGAAGCTACACCACGCCACCACGCGCCCCGTTCAGAATACCGGCGCAGGCAGCGCCCCCGGCGACTACACAACAGGGTACTAGCATGCAAAACCCCACGACTGCCGAGATGGCAGACGAGCAAGACACAGCGCCCGTTGAGCTAGACGCCGACGAGCGCGAGGCGCTACGCCAGCAGCAGGAAGAGGAGCTGAACATGCTGGGCTCCAAGCTGCATCGCTTGGCCCATGAGCAGGTGGCCGCAAAGGAGCAGATCGAAACCCGCTGGCTGGAAGACTTGCGCCAATACAACGGCAAGTACACCGAAGATCAAATGAGCCGCATGCGCCAGAAAGGCGGCAGCCAGGTGTTCGTCAATATTACGCGCAACAAAACGCGGGCAGCGATTGCACGCCTTAGCGATATGTTGCTGCCCAACGACGACACCAACTTCGGCATCAAGCCCACGCCCGTACCGGCGATGAGCAAGCAGCAGGGCATGATGCAGGCTGATATGCAGCAGCCGGGAATAATGCCGCAAGGCATGCCGCCAGAGATGCAAGGCCAGTCCGACCCGCAGGCGATTGCCGATGATGCCGCACGGCAAATGCAGAAGCAGATCGAGGACGATTTTGCGGAGAGCCGCTATAACGCCCATACCCGCGACGTGATCGAGGACGCCTGCATTCTAGGCACCGGTATTCTGAAAGGCCCGGCCATTGTGAACCGCACCCGCCGCGCTTGGATGACCGACCCCAGCACCGGCCAGAGCGTGATGGAGATTCAAGAGGAGTTCCGGCCAGCGGTCGAGCGTGTAGACCCTTGGGATTTCTTCCCCGATATGTCAGCGGCCAAGATGAGTGAGGCCGAGTTCGTGTTCGAGCGCAAGCTGCTCAACCGTAAGCAGCTACGCGACCTAGCCGACCTACCCGGCGTGATGCTGCCCCAGCTGCGCCGAGCGCTGGAAGATAAAGACGGCCACCACATTTCCCACGACCGCCGCGACGAGATGCGTGCCATTACTGGCGTAGATACCGTCGTCAGCGATGCCCGTTACGAACTCTGGGAATATTGGGGGCCGCTGGACAAGGAAGAGTTAGAGGCGTGCGGCTGCGATGTAGACGATGATCCGCTGGTCGAATACACCGGCTGCGTGCTGATGGTCGGCAACCATGTTATCAAGGCCGCGCTGAACCCGCTGGAAACCGACGATTTGCCCTACAGCGTGTTTAATTGGGAGGAGGATAGCTCCACCATTTTCGGCTTTGGCGTGCCGTACCTGATGCGGCAGCCACAGAAGGTGGTCAACGCTGCTTGGCGCATGATGATGGACAACGCTGGGTTATCTGCTGGCCCGCAGATCGTCGTCAACAAGCGCGCTGTCACTCCTAAAGACGGCGATTGGACGATTCGCAGTAACAAGGTGTGGGAATACACCGGCGATGCGCCCATCGATCAAGCGTTCCTGTCAGTGCAAATCCAGAACAACCAAGCCGATATGGCCGCCATCTTCAACATGGCACAAGAACTGGCCGACACCGAAACCAACCTGCCGGTGCTACTGCAGGGCGAGGGCATGAGCGGCGGTCCCGGTGCCAGAACGGCGACCGGCATGCAGATGTTGATGAATAACTCCAACATCGTGCTGCGCTCAGCCGTGAAGAACTTCGATGACGGTATTAGCGTGCCGACTGTTCGCCGGTTTTACGACTACCACATGATGTACACCGACCGCGCCGAGATAAAAGGCGACTTCGACGTGGTGGCTAAGGGTACCAGCGTTTTGATTGCCCGTGAGGAGCAGCAAGAGAAGCTGATGATGCTGTCTCAAGTGGCGGCCAATAACCCCATCTTTGCCGAGCTAACCAACTGGCAAGGGCTGTACAAGGAGATCCTGCGCACGCTGCAGGTGCCGGTCGATACTGTGACGTACACCGACGAGGAGCTAGAGCAGCGTCAACAAGGCCAGGGCGAGGAAGGCCCGCCGCCAGAGCTTCAGATCAAGATGCAAGAGCTACAGCTACGCCAGCAGGAGCTAGAGCTAAAAGCCCAACAGTGGCAGCAAGAGAGCCAGATGAAGGCGCAGCAACAACAGTTTGAGCAGCAGTATAAAGCCGCCGAACTGCAAACCGAGCAGGAAAAGACGCGCTTAGAGATCGCGCTGAAAGAGGGCATTACCCTAGCGCAGCTTGAGCAGAAGGCCGGATTGGAAAGCCAGAAGCTAGAGCTAGAAATGCGCAAGACCGCCGCCCAGCTACAAAACCAGCGCGACGTGAAAGCCGCCGAGCTTACCGAGCGGCAGAACGACCGCATGGCGCGCCGTGACAACATGGCTCAAGGGTACGATTCCTATGGATAACCTCGACCGCCACTCAGGCACTTGGCAAGCCGTGACCCAATGGCTGCAGGATCGCCGCCAGCAGTGCGTTGAGTCGCTGATTAACGGCAGCCCCAACGACGATAAGTTGCGCGGGGAGATTCGCGTCATTGATGACCTGATTGCTAACGCGGACGACACGCCCAAGCGAGAGCCGCTACCTGATACCGATTACTAACCCGCCACCGAGCGGGTTTTTTATTGCCTGCACGCAGGCCAACCGCGTCGTGAGACGCCACAGCCGTTCGGGAGAACCGCTACATGAGCACCGAGAACCAGCCGCTTGATAAAGAGCCGCAGGATACTCAAGACGACTTCGAGAGCGCGTTTGACGAGTATGCCGGAAAGACCAAGGCGCCCGATGAGCGCGACGAGTACCACCGCGACCAGGAGTCAGGGCAAGAGCCGGACCCAGAGGGCGAGGAAGAAGAAGCCGCCCAGCCTGAGCCGGACATTAACGAACGCCTAAGCGCGCTCGAGCAGGAAAACCAGAAGCTCAAGCACTCTGAGGCCAGTCAGCGCGGCCGCCTGGGCGCGTACCAACGACAGATTAACGACCTGCAATCGCAGCTACAGCAACGCCAGCAGCACACCCAGCACGCCGATGGCCGGGAAAAATCCGACGACGAGCGCCGCGACGAAGCTGCCCAAGAGATGGGCAGTGACGATTGGGACGCTTTTAAGGAGGACTTTCCCGACATGGCCCGCGCCTTCGAAGCTCGTCTGAAAGCAGACCAGCAGCGGCAGGCGCAGTTAGAACAGCAGCTCCAGCAGCTGCAATCCGCAGTGCAGCCCATCCAGCAACAGGCGCATGAACAGCAGCTTCAATCGGAATACGCCCGCCTCGAAAGCCGGCACAGCGATTGGCGTGACGTGGTCAATGCCCCTGAGTTTCAGTCATGGCTGCAAGACCAGAACCCGGCTATCCAGCAGCTTGCGGGAAGCGAAAGCGCCGACGACGCATCCGCGCTCCTCGATTTCTACAAGGGCAACCTGCCGGGCGATAACAGCCGTGCCACTCAGCACGACAAACGGCAGAGCCGACTAGCGAACGCCCAAACCGTGAGCCGCCGAGGGGCCGCTCAACAGCGGGGCACGCCAGACGACTTCGATGCCGCCTTTGAACACTACGCCGCCAAAAAAGCGCGGCAACGCTAATCCTTCTTACCGTGAGGTAACACGCAATGGCTACAACTACTTATGGCTCTATCTCGCAGCGTACTGCTGCCTGGGCCGCCGCTGAAATGCTGGCTCATGCCGAGCCCATCTTGGTTCTGTCTAAATTCGGCCAATCCAAGCCGATGCCGAAGAACAAAGCCGATACGGTGAAGTTCCGCCGCCCGGTGCCGTTCAACATCCCTAACACCCCGCTGGCTGAGGGCGTCACCCCGACTGCGCAGCAAATGCAGTACGAGGACGTGGAAGTACAGCTCAAGCAGTGGGGCGCTTGGGTTGAAATCACCGATGTGGTCAACGACTTGGCCGAAGACCCGGTGCTGTCTGACGCTTCCATGCTGTGCGGTGAGCAAGCAGCGGAAACCGTCGAGGTGCAGACCTGGGGTGCCATTCGTGCAGGCACCAACGTGTTCTATGCCAACGGCGCAGCCCGCTCAGCGGTGAACACCAAGATTAGCCTGGCTAAGCAGCGCGCTATCACTCGCGCACTGAAAGCCCAGCGCGCCAAGAAAGTTACCAGCATGGTGGGCAGCTCTCCCAACTACTCCACCGAGCCGGTTGATGCCGCGTTTGTCGCGTTCGCACATACCGACCTCGAAGCGGATATTCGAGACATGGTCGGCTTCGTTCCCACCGAGAAGTACGGAAGCATGAAGGCGCTACCGTATGAGATCGGCAAGGTCGAGGACGTGCGCTACGTGCTTTCCCCCGTGCTGGACAAGTTCGCCGACGCGGGCGGCACTGCAGGCAGCATGGTGTCTACCACTGGCACCAACGCAGACGTATACCCCGTAGTGTACATCGCCAAAGAGTCCTACGGCCTGGTGCCGCTGAAAGGCAAGAACGCGGTCACGCCCAAGGTGCTGAACCCGGATACCCCGCGTGGCGGCGATCCGCTCGGCCAGCGTGGCTCCGTAGGCTGGAAAACCTACTTCGTGGCCAAGGTGCTTAACGAAGCATGGCTGGCCCGATTGGAAGTCGCTGCTTCCGAGCTGGCGTAACCCCTAACCACCCCTCAAGCCCCGGCATCCGCTGGGGCTTTTTATTTCCGCTTACCGTGAGGTAACCGCAATGTCAGAAGTCAACGTCAACACCATGGACCGCGCCACGCTGGAGCAAACCGCCAACGACCTGGGCGTTAAGTTTGCACACAACGCCAGCGACGACACGCTGCGTAACAAGCTGCGTGAAGCACTAGGCGAGCCGCCAGCACCAGAGCTGAATACGGCACCAAGCACCGCTGAAAGCACCAAAGAAAAGCGCTTTGAGATCATCATTCAAACCGATGGCAAGGATAAGCAGCCGGTGCCCGTGGGCGTGAACGGCAAGATGTGGGCCATTCAGCGCGGCAAAAACGTCATCGTGCCTGAATCCGTGGTCGAGGTGCTGAAAAACGCCAACCGCTACGAGTACGACCCCAAGGATATGAGCCGCACCGAAGTCTTGGCCTACCCCTTCCAGATCGTGCGCGAAGTGGAGTAAGCCATGACGTTCCTGGAATTGTGCCAACGGCTACGCCAAGAAGTTGGCGCAGCCGGGAACGGCCCTGCCAACGTGGCCGGTCAGTCCGGGGAATACGCACGCCTGATCGGCTGGGTGAAAACCGCGTGGCGGGAAATTCAGCTAGAACGCCGCTGGCGGTTTGATTGGTCGCTTGGGCAGGTGGATCTAAACACCGAGGACACCCAATACCCGCTGCCCGAGGACTTTGAAGCCTGGGCAGCGGATACCCTGCGTTTCGGCAGCCAAGTGATTCGCGTCTTGCCGTGGGAAGAGCTGCGCTACGCCGCTAACGACCACTTTACATGCACGGCGATTGCGCCGGACGGAGTGCTTCACCTTAACGCCGCGCCCAACACCTCTGGTGCGCTGCAGTTTGAATACTGGCGCACTCCGCAGGAATTGGAGAACAACAACGATGTGCCGCGTATGCCGCCGCGCTATCACATGGCGATTGTTTACCGCGCCATGCTGCAGTACGGGCTTTACGAGAATGCCCCCGAAGTCGTGCAGCAGGCGAGCGCTAATTACCGGGAGGTGATGATGCGCGTGGCCGCCACCGAGCTACCCCCGATTAGCACAGGGGAGGCACTGGCATGAGCACTAACGCCTATGTCCCCCTCGGCGGCGGCATTGATCTTGTCACGCCCCCTGCACAGCTAGCCCCCGGTGCGTGCCTGTCAGCCGTCAACTACGACTGCCCGGTCACAGGCGGTTATCGGCGCATTGAAGGGTATACGCAAATCGGCCTGGAAGTGCCGGGCACTGGCCCGATGCTCGGCGTGGTGTCGTTTGGCAGCTACGAGCTAGCGGTGCGGCAGCAGGTGGATATTCCCGCCGAGGAGGAAGGCGGCGACCCTACCGAATGGGCCGCGCTGTACGTGCTGGAAGGTGAGGGCGAGAGCGAGGCGTGGCGCTTCATGGCCGAGGTGCATCTAGGCCGCCATGAGTGGACGGAAGGCAACGTGACAGGCACCGAAGGCGGACGCCGTTTGTATGGTGTGGGTGGAGGCAAGCCATTCTCGCTGGCCCTGCCTGCTGCCGAGGCGGCGGATTACGCCTCTATCACGGCGCTGGTCACTGCGATGGAAAGCCACTTTGCCGATGGCGTCACCTTTGCCAATGCAACAGACGTACTCACCCTCAAGGATGCCAAGGGGCGCAACATTACCGGCGCTACGGTGCAAGGCCGCGACGGTACGGCTTTGCTATCGCCTGCTGACGTAACAGGGGACGGCACCGCCACCACGGAAATGACGATTGACCTGGCAGGGCTTGACCCAAACACCATTGAGCGCGTGACGTTTACCGTGGGCAACCTGCCGCAAATGAGCATGATGGTGCCGGATAAGACACTCGCTCACACCGAGCTAACTGCCGCCCCCAGCGGTGCCTTGTACATTGAGCTCTTCAAGAACCACCTATTTTTAGGCTTTGCCGAGGGCAGCATTCAACATTCCGAGCTGGGCAAGCCTGCCGAGTGGGATGCCTCTACCGGCGGCGCTGGCGAAATAGCAGTGGGCCAAACGCTCACCGGCCTAGTGCTGGGCCGTGGTGGCGTACTGCATGTGCTGTGCCGCGATACCATTCAAACCCTGTATGGCTCCAGTACAGCAGATTGGCGGCTAGAGGTGACGGTACCCACTAGCGGCGCTCGACCCTACAGCGGGCAAAGCCTGATGCAGCCGTACTTCATCGCAGAGCGCGGCATCGGCAGCCTTGAAGCCACAAATGCTTACGGTGACTTCCGGCCCATGCAGCAAGGCTACCAAGTCGAGCCGATCTTTCTGCAGGAGCGGCTGTTCACCCGGGTTAAAGCCTCGGCGATCAGTAAGCAGCGGGCACAGTACCGTGTGTGGTTCGACAACGGTACCGGCGTGTACATGAGCCCAACCGGCATTACCACCGTGCGCTTCCCGGCTCAGGTTGAAGTGGCGCACAGCGGCGAGCGCGACAACGGGGCCGAAGTGCTGCTATTCGGGGATGATCAAGGCAACGTCTACCGCCTGGACAATAACGCCACCAGCTTCAACGGCGCGCCTATCGAATCGTTTCTAACGCTGGCCTACAACACGCTGAAAAGCCCAAGCATCCGCAAGCGATTCCGCCGCGTGTTTTGGGACGTGCGCTCAGGCTCCAACGCCAATATCTCCATCCTGACCGACTTCGACTACGGGCGCGTAGAAACCGCGACACCACGGCGCGAGTTCATTCAATTCCTGCTGGGCGGCGGTTTATGGGATATCGACAACTGGGGCCAATTCAACTGGTCGTCGCCTTCGCTTGGCCAGGAGCCGATGAACGTCAGCGGCACCGGTACCGCCATTAACTTCGCCATCTACTCCAACTCTGACAGCGACCCCCACGAAATACTGGGCTACGACATTCATTTCGAACAGCGACGCCACCGTCGCGGATAAACCACCACTGGCAAGCCGAGAGGGTTTCCCATGACTGAACCGTACTACGACAACTCAGACCCCGCCCAGCGCTTTCAGCCCGGCACCACCGTTGAGTCATCATCCGTTGACTATAAGTTTGACGAGGTCGCCACCGCTCTTGGCAAAGTCAAGGTAGATACCTCTCGCGCACTCAAGCTGCCGGATGAAAGTGCCAGCCAAGAGATTGAGGCCAATGCCCTGCAGCGGCGCAACAAAGTGGTAGGGTTCGATAAAGACGGCAAGCTAGCGCTGCTAGACGGATTTACTTGGCGCGGCGATTGGACGCCAAACACTGACTATTTCATTAATGACGTGGTGCGCGACCCGGACACCAAGAACCTGTACGTTTCGCGATCACGCATGACCAGCGGGGCCACGTTCAATGCCGCGAACTGGAGCCTGGGCGTTAACGTGGTGGATATCGAAAACGCCAAGGCTGCCACCGAAGCCGCCCGCGACACCACGCTATCGGCACGAGACACCACGCTCGCTGCCCGCGACACCACCTTGACGGCGCGAGATACCACCAAGGGCTACCGCGACAAAACGCTTACTGCTCGTGATACCACGCTGGATTACCGCAATACCGCCGAAGAGCACAAGAATTCTGCTGCCAATACCTGGAACTTGATTCGCGGCGCGTACTACGGCGCACTAGCCAGCGACCCTACGTTAGACCCGCTCGGTAACGCACCGAATGCAGGTGACCGCTACTACAACACCACGGTGGGTGCTGAGAAGGTGTTTAACGGCAGCGTGTGGCGTACCAACGACCTAGACACCTACGAAGTGGGTACTAGCTCAGGGGTGCAGCTTATCCCCGCCGCCATCGACCGTCGCGGCATCGTGTTTGACACCGTGGCCGATATGCAGGCGTTTGCCGGACTACAGGTTGGCGCAAAAGTGCGCACCCTAGGCTACTACTCACCAGGAGACGGCGGCGGCAATGATTATGAGATTGTGGCGGCTGGAACAGGTACGGATGATGGCGGTAGCTTTATTGATCTAAGTGGGAGTGGATTGCAGGCGAAGGGGCTGTTTGGCTCAATGGCTAGAGCCAGTCAGTTTGGCGACAGCATTGCCGATTTAATTTTAAAAACCGAATATACAAATCGGTTAGAGAAGGGCGGCGTCTACGATTTATTGTCAGAACAGTCGCTTCCAGCAGATCTGACTATGTATGGTGCAGGTTCCACGCAAACCGTCATAAGAAAAACAGGAACAGGCACGCTGTTTGATGCGCCAGAAAAAAACAACATAAGCCTATCCGGGTTCACTATTGATATGGGCCAGCTTTCTGGAAACGGATCTGGGCACGGAATAGCCGCCTCTGGAAGTGATTTACATATAAGAGATGTAAGAGTAATTGATTACGGCGCTGCGGGTGATGAGCGAGGAACAGGGATATTAATAGCGGGCGGCACGGGAGTCAGACCTAAAAATGTACGCCTATTAGATTGTGACTTAATTCCGAATCCAGATTGCGACATTTCAGTCGGTTGGCTTTTTGATCGTACCGACACATCATTCGCTTCTAACATGTATGCAAAAGATGTTAAGAACGGCATTGGGTATGCACATGAACTAAAAAACGATGCTAGGCACAATCTGCTCTCATCGTTGATAGCTGAAAACAGCAACGTTGCACTGTCGTATGGACAGACCACTATTGATGTAGATGGCGCTGATTACAACCTAGCAATGGGAGTATTGTCTAAGCACTGCAACGAAGGTGTTTTACTCGGAGAGGGCAGCGGCAATTTATTTGTTGGGTTGCTATATGACGTAACGCAATCACCCAATCTCAACGAGAAACATGCTATCAATCTGACAGGGCAGGCATCACAAAATGCAGTATACTCTGCAATCTCACTAGGCAGCCCAGTAAGCACAGTTAGGTATTCAGGGAATAATAATTTCACCGAAGTTTGCGCGTTTGATGAAGCTGCTGATGTAGTTGAAATTAATATAGGTTCGGTTAGGAATGTTACCCATGTTAGCCACCCTGGTTCCAGAAATAGCATTGCTCCATATTTGAAAGACGAAAGCGGAGCCGCACTTAGGGGTAGTGACGCTAATCCGGTTTTTTGTCACGCGACGGGCGAAAGAATTGGATCTTTGTCTGGTCGTTTTCATGACAAATTAGCTGAAACTCAAGCGAACCTAAACCCTAGTGCTCACTTTTGGGTGAACGAAGGTGGATTATATTCTATTACGTCCATGGCAATTACTGGAGAAAACGGGTCGGCGGCAGGGATAGCAGTATCCACGCCGAATTCGTTTAGAGAGGCTCAGTTATTATATAACTGCACAGAAACGTCTTCAAATGACTTCTGGTCATTAAGAGCGAACAGCACCAATTCCCTGAGATTCTACGACGTAATTACACGACCTGAGGTTGACGGGGTGCACTTGCTTGGCACAGCAGCGAATAGGTTTTCTGAGCTGTACGCATCAACTGGAACAATAAATACGTCGGACAAGCGCGAAAAGCAAGACATTGAATGTTTAGACGAAGCGGAATTACTTGTTGCTAAACGCCTAAAAGGCCTAGTTAAAAAATTCCGCTATCGTGATGCTGTGGATAGGAAAGGATCTGAGGCCCGAATCCATATTGGGGTGATAGCGCAAGAAGTTGCAGAAGCGTTTGCCGCCGAAGGTCTTGACGCTAATCGCTACGGAATCATTTGTTATGATGAGTGGGAAGAGCAGCCTGAAGTGAAAGATGAAGATGGTAATATCACGCAGGAGTACCGCTCCGCTGGCAATCGTTACGGTGTGCGCTATGAAGAGTTGCTAGCCTTTATTATTGCTGCTCTGTAAATAATGATCGACGCTAGGCAGCCTCGCAACACATAGCCGCCTAGCTGATGACTCACTACCATAGCGCTTAGGCGCTTTTTTTGTTTCTAGCAAGCCGGGAGGCTTTCTCATGGCGGCAAACGACATTAATGCTTTGTTTCAGTCCACGCTCGGCCGTAGCGCTGATAAAAGCGGGTTGGACTACTACACAAAAATGGCCAGTGAAAAAGGGATAGATTGGGTCAAAAACTCCCTGTCTGGCAGTGACGAAGCGAAAAAGTATCGAAGCACTAAGCAGGCCGCGACTGTTAAGGCGTCAGATCGTGTCAGCGGGCTTAGCTATCGTTCTCCCTCTTCATCTAGTAGCTCCTCTTCCAGTAACAGTCTTAGCAGCCAGCTTAACGACATATATCAAAGCAATTTAGGGCGTTCACTGGATAAAAGCGGGATGGATTATTACTCCCAAATGGCGAATGAGCGCGGCCTTGACTGGGTGCGAAACTCTATTGCGAATAGTGATGAAGCACGTATATACCAACAGCGCGGCACCGGCGCTTACGTCTCCGCGCTAGATCAAGTAGACGGTTTCAATTACCGCAACTCCAGCAACGTCGCCAATACACAAGCACGCGATGCGACGGATTACGCGCTGCTCAGTAATGCAATGAGGCAAGGCGTCGAAGATGGGCGGTTTACCATTGTGCAAGGCGATAACGGCGAGACGCTCTACCGCAGCCAAAACGGCGGGCTATATACCGTGACTGGCGCACCCGCTCCGCAGCAGTTTGGCCCTGCGCGCACCACAGTCAGCCGCAACCAAACCGCCGCAGGCCAGCTGGATGACATGCTGGCCAGTAACTCCCCGTTAATGCAACGCGCTGCCATGCAGGGTAGGCAGTACGCCAATGCCCGCGGGCTGCTCAATAGCAGCATGGCGAGCGAAGCGGCTCAAGGGGCGATGATCGACCGTGCCACTCCGATTGCCCAGCAAGACGCTAACACCTACTTCCAGAACAGCCAGGCCAATGCGGATCGCCAGCAGCAGGCGTACATGGCGAACCTAAACTATCAGAACCAGCGAGGCTTAAACGAGCAAGGCTATGGCTTCGACATGGGCCGCATGCAGCAGCAGTTCAACAATGAAATGCAGCGCATGGGCTACGCCTATGAGCTTGACCAGCGCAATATTCCCCAGAACTATGCCGCCAATATCAGCGCCCAGACGCTGCAAAACGTGCAAGCCATTCAGGCCGACCCGAACCTGGAACCTGCCGCCAAGCAGGCCGCCATCAAGAACGCTATCGACATGGCGAACGCCAACCTGACGTGGGCGGAGGTGTTCTACAACACGCCCATGCCTGCGCTGCGCACGCCGGGGGCTGCATGATCATACGTAAGGCCAAGCCGCAGGACGTGGCGGCCATCGTTGAGCTGGCCGTGGAATCGGTCACCACCATTGCCCCTATCCCTGAACTGAAGATCGACCGGGATGCTATGCGGAATATGACGGAGCTATGCCTACAGCCTGCGCATTTCTGCATGGTCGCTGAGCGAGACGGCGTCATCGTCGGCGCAGTGGCGGCACAAGTGGTACCGGGCTTCTGGTTCCATAAGCTCCAATGCTCAGTGTTGTTGCATTACGCAACAGACACCGGCGCTTGGGTCAAGCTGATGCGCGAGTTTGCCAAGTGGGTGAAAAGCCGCAGCGGCATCAAAATGGCGTTGATTGAAATCGAAGATTGTCACGACGCCAAGGTGCTGCGCTTTATTGAGCGCTTGGGCTTCACGCGATCCTCTACCAACCGCATGTATATCCGAGGTGCATAATGTCAAAAGCAATTAAAGGCGTCACACGCGCCGTAGGCAAGGTTGTCAAAGGCGTCGGTAATGTCGTTGAGGGTGCTGTAAAGGGCGTGGGCAAGGTTGCCAAAAAAGTGTGGGATAACCCGCTGGGAAAAATCGCGTTAGGCGCTGCCGGTATGTTTATGGGAGTACCCGCCATACAAGGCATGTTAGGAGGTGGAGCCGCAGCGGCATCTGGGGCTAGCGGCCTCTCGGGCGCGATGACCAACATTTCTAACGCCTGGGGCGGCCTGACCAGTGGCATTTCAGGCTCAGGATTAAGCAGCGCATCGTCAGGTGGATTCCTAGAGCAAGTAGCCACTGAGGGGGCGGGCAAGGGCTTGTTAAGTGGTGCAACGCAGGGCGTCACTCAGGCGGCCACGCAGGGCGCTACCCAGACAGTAGCTCAAGGAAGCGGCGGCTTGCTCTCCCGCGCCATGAGCAGCCCTTATGCACTACCCATGGCTATGCAGGTGGGCGGCAACATGCTGAGCGGTATGTCACAGCAGCGAGCCGCTAAAGAGCAGCGCGAGTACGAAGAAAGCCTGAGCGACGACGAGCGCACGCGCTACAACATCAACGTCGGTACCCCGCTCTGGGGTTAGGAGGCACCATGCCAGGACTACTACAGCAAGGCATGGCGGCGCAGCAGCCGCCACCGCAGGCAGCGCAACCGGTGCAGGGTAAGCCCATGCCCCAGGGTGAAGGCGCACCCATGGATGAAAGCCATCCCGCCTTTGAAGCCGCCGTACAGCTTGCGCACACAGCGCTGTATGAGCAGGGCAGCGCCGATGAGATTCACGCCATACTCATCAACGCAGAGGACCCGGTCAGCCAGATGGCCGACATTGCCTACCAGATGACCGAAATCGCCGACGAACGCACTGAAGGCCAAGTACCTGATGAGCTCATTATCCTCCTCGCCGCCAACATGTTGAACGAAGTGGCGGATATTGCTGCCGCGTCAGGAGTGGACCTGCGCCCCGTTGACCTAGCCAATGCTATGAAATCCATGATTCTCCGCTACGTGGGCGAAATGGGGCACGACACGCGACAGCTGCAGGCCGCCATGGATGCTATTCCGCCAGAAGAATTTGACCGGATGACGGCAGGAGCAGAGCCAGCCGCCCAACAACCACCAATGCAAGGGGGCATGTGATGGCAGGATTACTCAATGGGGCCTTGATGGGGCTGGGCCAGGGCGTGAGCGACGCGGGCAACTTCCTGCTCCGCGCCAAAGCCGACGAGGTGAAAGAAGCTCGGTTGCAGAAGTATGAGCGCGAGCGCGAACAGCGGCAGGCGCAGCGGCAAGACGCAATACGCGCCGAAGATCGACAGTGGCAGTTGGAAGACTACGAGCGACTGCGCGGCCATGCCGTGGAAGACCGGGACGTGGGCTATCAGCAGCAAGTCGGGCTACTCCAAATGCGCGAAGCCGGAGCGAATCGGCGCAGTGCCGCACAAATTGCCGCCAGCCGTGAGCAGCGCCCGCAATGGCAGATGGTGCCCGACGGCAACGGCGGCTATATCCAGTACGACCCGGTGACGAACAACTACCGCGAAGCTAACCTGCCAGAAGGCGTAAGCTTTGGCGGCAGCGAGCTAACTGAGCGCGAAAAGCTCACCATCGAAACGTTGGCCGATGAGCGCACTAGTATCATGGAATCCAGCATGGGCCAGCTCAGCGACCAGCAGGCGGCGCGGCTGGGCGAGATCAATGCGCAGATGGAGCGGCTGCTAGGCACAAGCGCTGGCGGCGGCGATTTAGCGACCCGGCTAACAGAGCAGCTAGGCATCGACCCCGACGCCGTACCCGAAGAACAGGCAGCACCGCCAGAAAGCGCGCCGCCTCGCAGTGCACCGCCGCCGCGCCCCAATACCGCAGAAGGCTATATGGGCGCACGCCAAGAGGCAGACTCCGCTCAACAAGCCGACCAAGAGGCCGACGACGCCGTGCAAGAACTGGCTGCCGAAGCGCGCCGCATCGCTGGGCGGATCACTATTCCTGACCAGCTTGGCGGCGGTTTTCAGCGCGGCGGCTTAATCAACAGCGCCACGCAAGGCGGCATTGACACCGAAGCCGAGCGCGAAGCCGCGCAAGTAGTGTTAGAGCGCGTTAGTGCCGCGTATAATCAAGAATCAGACCCACAGCGAAAAGCCATGCTGAAACGCGCCCTTGATGCGCTTTATGAAGCAGGCGTAACACGCTAAAGAAAGCCCGCTAAGCGGTCGTGGCGGAACCTCGCCGCCTTCGCTTAGCGCCTACCTAGCCTTGTCGGGAGACAACGCCACTATGTCACTGCTAGACAACCTGCGCGCTCAGGCGCCCGCCCTCCGTAACGTCGATGACGAAACCTTAAAACAAACCCTGCGTGTTCAACCTGAGTTTCGTGCGTATAGCGACGAGCAGTTTGAGGCGTTGGTAACCGGCGCACCGTCTGCCGATACCAGCGGCCGCAATAGCGAAACCATAGCTGGCTTTGTAGGCGATCTTGTCGACGCTGGGCAAATGGGCGCGTACAACGTCGCGCAAGGCCTGGGCGACTTCTCCTACGAATACACCGGCGTTGGCCGTGGCCTAGGCAATTTTGGCCGAGAAGGTGCTGCCAGCCAGCTAGAGCAGATGAGCCCGCGTGCGGCTGACGCCATTCAGCAGCAAATCTTTGAAAGCACTGGCTCTGGCTTGTGGGATTTTAAACTTGGCGAAGGCGCTAACCCTCTCACTATCGCACTTCAAACCGCCAGCTTAGCAGGCGAGGCGGTAGCATCCGGCGGCTTGGCGGGCGGTGGCTCACGAGTAGGCCTTAGCCTGACCGGCAAAGTGATTGGCCGCACAGCACGGCGCAACGCAGCGCGCCAAGGGCTGGACGAAGCAGGCCAGCAAGCCGCCGCCGTGCAGGCAATGCGCGACTTCGCCTCTTCACGCACGGCTGATGGCGTAAAGCTTGGCACCTACGGCGCGGTAGAAACCGCCGTGAACACCGGCCAGATTGCTGACGGCGCCTATCAAGAAATCCTCGCCATGCCCGACGAGGAGCTGGACCAGTCGCAGGCGTTCGCAGAGACGTACTGGCAGCTAGCCGATGAAAATCCCAACGCCAGCGTTGACGAGCTACGCCAGCAAGCCCGCGAGCAGCTCGGCCAAGGCGCGAAAAGTCTAGTAATGCGCGACCCTGCGCTACTGCTGACCACTGGCGTACTCGGCGGTTATGGCGGCAAGGTGCTGGATGACCTGGTCACCAAAGGAACCCGCGCTGGCGGCGGCCGTCTGGGCGCTGCCGTGCGTCAGGCCGCTGTTCAGGGCACAGCGGAGACCGGACAGGGCGGCATGGGGCAGTACAGTATTAACAGTGCCGTCGCCGAGATTGGCGCTGACCCGAACCGCAACCCGATGGAAGGTGTGGCGGCTGCGGGTCTGTCAGAAGGCTTTATTGGCGGCGTGATGGGCGGTGGTACCGGTGCGTTGGCAGGGCGGCCACGCACGCAAGAAAGCATTACTCAAGCTCGTGAGCAAGCCGCCGCCCAAGGTGGCGACGCCCTCGATCAAGCCACGGCAGGGCTGGGCGCTGAACAGCAGGCCCAAGGCGAACAGCAAGCCGCTGAGCGGTCTCCCGAAGCTCAAGCGCAACGCCAGCAACAGGCGAGCGAGACGGGTTTGCGCATACAACGTGGCATGGCTGATGCCGACGACCTGCAAGCCTTAGCGCGAGGCTCTAGCTTTGAAGGCGGTACCCGCTTACGCAACATGCGGATGATTACCGAGCGAGCAGAGGCTGCGTTGGAAGCGGGCAATGTTGAGCAAGCCAGTCGTCTCATGGAGCGCGCCGAGAATATCGCCAATAACCTTCGCAGCGCCCTACGCACCACTGGCACCCGCGAACGCCCGATGGAAGGCGAGCTGGCCGACCCAGAGCAGCCGCAGCCGGTGGCAGGCCTGCTTGGTGGCGGCATGGGTCGATTACCACCCGGCACCGGTGACAGCATTCGCGGCGAATCACCCCAGCAGTTTGAAGCCCGCCAGCGCACTCAGCAGGAGCAGGCCGACACGCTCAACCGCCGCAGCCTTGGCCGTGATAACGTGATTTACGGTGAAGGTCCAATCGCAGGAAACGCCAATAACGGCCTTGATCAGTCTTTCGAGCGCGCACGCTTCACCGATACAGGCGCACGCAATGCGGTAGAGGGGCAGCGCCCACGGCAGCAAGAGAGCGCCGAGCGTGTTGCTCAGCTTGCTCGCACCCGTGGCCGCGGCCAAACCACTTACCTGCCCGACAACACGCCAATCCGAACCCGCTTCCGCGTCGTCGAAGCGTCAGAGCTAACCGCTTCCAACTCCCCTGATGGCCGCGTCAATCAACGCTACCCTCAGGAGCTACAGCCCCGCGACCGCACAAACGCGAACAGCCAAGTGCAAGTGCGCAACATCGCCGCCCGCCTGAACCCGGAGCGCTTAGGCAGCAGCAACGACGCCGGTACCGGTGCGCCGATTATCGGCAGCGACGGCGTAGTGGAATCCGGCAACGGCCGCACCATGGCGATTACCACCGCCTACGGTCAGAACAGCCCGCAAGCCCAGCGCTACCGCGAGTTCGTGCGCGCCGAAGCCCAGCGCCAGGGCATTGACCCCAGCGCCGTCGATGAAATGCAGCAGCCGGTCTTGGTGCGCGAGCGCATCACTAACGTTGACCGTGCCGACTTCGCCCGCCGCGCTAACGAAAGCCAAGTGGCAGGCATGACGGCCTACGAACAAGCCCAATCCGACGCCGACAGCCTAACCGCTGACGACCTGCAAGCATGGCAGCCCGACGAAAGCGGCGACCCGCTGGCCGCAACGAACCGAGGCTTTCAGCGCGGTTTTGTGCAACGCTTAGGCAACAACGAGGCCAGCCGCTACACCACGCGAGACGGCCAAGCCACACCCGAGCTCGGCCAACGCATGCAGCGCGCCGTCTTTGCTGCCGCGTACCAAGACCCCGATATGGTGGAGATGGTCACCGAGCAGGCCGAGAACATGCGTAACCTCGCTGCCGGACTGCAAGCCGCCGCCGCTGATTTAGCGGTAGCGCGTGAAACCGGCAGCCGTGACGCGCTGGACGCCATCGGCACGATCAACGACGCCGTGCGCTTGGTGCGCCGCTCCCGCCAAGACGGCATTAGCGTGCGCGAGCTGACCCGCCAAACCGACGCCTTTAGCGATCCGGTGCCGGAAACCACCGCGCTACTCGCCATTGCCATTAACAACAACATGCGCAGCCGACAGGCAATGACTGCCGCCTTTGGCTATATTGGTCGAGCAGTACGCAGCCGCGCAGAAGGCGAGGCCAACGGCGCGCTATTCGCCGACGACACCACCAACCAGGACATTTTCGATGCAGGCTTCCAAGGGCAAAATCAAAATCAGCGTACCCAACAACGACCACCTGAAAGGGATGTTCAGCCAGGCACTCAACGACGCGAACAAGGAGCTGAAAGGCAAGGACAAGCTGAACCTGCCCAGCGGCCTCCAGCAGAACAGCAAGCCCAAGAAGTAGACGACGAGCCGCTACTCAGCACCTACACCGAGCAAGAGCTTGCCGAGCGCGAGCAGGCCCAGCAGCAGGCCGAAGAAGCTGAGGCCAGTCAGCAACGTGAGCAGGCACAGCGCGCCCAGGCAGACCGGGAAGCCGTCGACTTCAATCTAACCGGCAGCAATCGCACCGCCGACGTTGCTGCCGCACGAGGTCAGCAGGACTTGACCGAGTCCCCGCCAGAAACCAACCAGGTGGAAAACACGGAGGCAACCGATAGCGCTCCTCAAGCCGAGCGCATTGAGGACTTCGGCGAGAAGATTGCAGGCGCTCGGAAAGATCAGGTCAACCAAGTGCTGTCTGGCCTAAACAGTGAAGTGACCGATGCCACAACGCTTAGCGAGGCATTCCCCGCACCCAACTACACCAAGCTGATCGAGGAGGGCGTTGACCCGCGAGCCGCCGCCTTCGTCGCAGTCATGCGCGCACAGATCCCCGCAAAGCCGCGTAAAGCTTTTCGTCTTCAGCAGTGGATGAAAGGCCTCACGATGGCCCAAGACGTTGCCCGCCGTGTTCTGGACGGCTCTCTTTCCATCGATGACATGATGGACCGCGTTCGCTCTCGGGAGTACAAGCAGCTAGAGGGCGCATTGCGCACCGCTGAGCTCATTGCGCCCCTAAAGCCCAGCCTCTATGCCAAAGCTTCGAAGTGGAATGTCGATGCTAGGTCTGGCTACTCCATGTTCAACGGCGAAAAGGTGAGCCCTAACACGACGTTTTATCGTCTGAAAGATGAGCGCGGTCGTGATACCGGTATTTGGGCCACTGACTTCGACGAAATGCGGGACAAGGCGGCGAATGTGCTTTCCCGCGCTATCGAGGGCGACAACGCTAAGCCTAAGAGCAAGCTGACGCCGGTAAGCGTTTACCGTGACCGCAGCACAGGCGAGCGCTTTATTGCCTTCAAAGCAGGGAGCCGAGTCATTCGCCTCCAAGGTGGCTTTGACTCGCCATCGGCCGCGGCTGACTACGTTGCCGAGAACCGTGATGCCATTCAGCAGCAGATCGACGCCATGCGGGCAGGGCCGCGTATGCGCCGCGATACCAACGCACCCCGCGAAGGCGTGGAGCTGCGAGAAGGCGATGTAACGCCTGACGACTTTCAGGAAGCCTTTGGCTTCCGTGGCGTACAGTTTGGTAACTACGTCGAAGGCCAACGCCGCCAAGCTGATTTAAACCGCGCCTACGATGCGCTGATGGATCTATCGTCCATGTTGGGCGTGCCGCCTAAAGCTATGTCACTGGACGGCACGCTAGGCCTCGCTTTCGGAGCGCGCGGCAAAGGCGGGAAGCGTTCTGCAGCTGCGCACTACGAACCCGGCCAAGTCGTCATTAACCTGACCAAGACCGAGGGTGCGGGCAGTTTGGCGCATGAGTGGTTCCACGCGCTGGACAACTTCATTCCGCATGGCCAGGGCACGGATGCCATGCAGACCGAGCTTATGACCGATGGTCCTGCGCGTGCAGAGCTGGCCGAGCGCTGGCGAGAAATGCGGCAAGCCCTAAAAGATAGCGGCTTTGAAAAGCGCTCTCGCGAGTTTGATGCCCCACGCTCAAAGGCTTACTTCGGAACACCGGTTGAAATGGCAGCCCGTGCGTTTGAGCGTTACACACGTGACAAACTGGAAGCTCAAGGCATCCGCAACGACTACCTAGTCAACATTTCCAGTGACCCCGAGGGCCCTTATCCCAACGACCAGGAAATCAAGAGCATTGGCCCCGCCTTTGATCGGCTAATGGGTACGCTAGAACATCGCGAAACGGCCAGAGGTGTTCAGCTCTACTCGCTCAATCCGGGTAGTGAGGCGCTGCGTCCAGCGCCGCGTGCAGAAGATATCCGCGACGCGCTGGCCAGCTCGCCCGAGCTATCTGGCGTAACCGTGATCCAGTCCGCCACCGAGCTGCCCGCGCAATCCATCATGATGATGGCGTTACAAGGCGTGAACCCCCGCGACGTGCGTGGCCTGTTCGTGGGCGACCAGCTCTATGTGATTGCGGATAACGTCGATGACGTACAAGAGGGCGTGCGTACCGCCGTTCACGAAGCCGTAGGCCACAAGGGTATGCGTGCCGTATTGGGCGAAGACCTCGACCGCGTAATGCTCAACCTCTACCGCAATCTGCCGAACAGCAAAGAGGGCCGCGACGCCTTGCGCGAGGTGCGCCGCGATTATCCGTTCCTTGACCCGGAGAACCGCAAAGACCGCATTACCATTGCCGAGGAAATGGTGGCCCACCTACTGGAGAAAGGCCATCGCCCCAAGGCTTGGCAGCGCGCCGTGGCGAAAATTCGCGAGCTGCTACGTCAGCTATTCCCCTCAGTGGCGTGGACGTATACCGACGCCTTGGCGCTAGGTGAGCAAAGCCGCGAGTATTTGCGGAAGCAGCAGGCGGAGAATCAGAGTGACGACGATCAGCGTTACGCCTTGCGCAGCAAACAGCGCGCCAACTTCGAGGATGCGTTTAGCGACTTCACCGACGCCGACCGCGCCGCCGCTGCGAAGATCGGCAGCCGCACGCCGCCACAGCGGGCAGTGGCTTGGTTTAAAGAGAAGGCCGACCGCGCAGGCCTCAAGATTCGCCAGGGCATGGTAGACCGCTACGCCGCACTGAAAGAAATGGACGAGCGCCTTTACGGTGAAACGGCGCTGGGCGAGAACATTCAGCGCTCAAGCTGGGTGCTGGCACGCATGAGCAATGCGGCGAACGGCGCCCTGCACGCCATGCTTCACAACGGCCGCATTAAGCTGAACCGGCAAGAGCGCATTATTGAAATGCAGGACGGCGATGCCAAAGGCCTAGGTGAAGTGCTTGGCCGCTTGGGTAGCGCTGCCGAGATTGAGCGCTTCATGGGCTGGATTGCCGGTAACCGTGCGGCACGCCTTGCCCAAGATGGGCGCGAAAATCTGTTCGACGTAGGCGACATTAACGCCATGCAGGCATGGAACCGTGGGCAAACGGAAGATGGCCGGAGCCGCCAGCAGCTCTATAAGGAAGTGTTCGACGAGTTCCAGCAGTACCGCGACGATGTGCTAGCCGTGGCCGAGCAGAGCGGCATCATTACCAGCGAGCAGCGGGAAATGTGGGGCGAGGAGTTCTACGTTCCGTTTTATCGCCTTGCCGAAGATGACCAGCAGGTAAGCGGCATGATGGCCACCAGCGGCCTATCACGCCAGCAGGCCTACAAGCGGCTCAAAGGCGGCACCCAGAACCTGAACGACCTGCTTCAAAACACGATGATGAACTTCCATCATCTACTGGACGCTAGCTTGAAGAACCAAGCGGCCGCGCAAGCGATTGAGAACGCCAAGAAGCTTGGCATGGCCGAGCGCGTACCGGAAAGCAACCGCGACACCAAGCGCTCCACGTTCGTCATGGAAAACGGCCAGAAAGCGTTTTATGAGATTGACGACCCGCTGGTATTCACGGCACTGACGGCACTGGCTCACCCCGGCATGAACAGCATGGCCATGAAGGTGATGCGCGGCTTTAAGCGCGTATTTACCAACCTGACTACCACCACGCCGCAGTTCATGATTGCCAACTTAATCCGCGACAGCTTGCAGGCATCGGCCACCAGCGACGTGAGCAAGAACGCCTTTAAGAACGTGATCGAGGGCGGGCGCAGCTATAAAGATGAGCGCATCCGGGCGCAAATGCTGGCCAGCGGCGCATCGTTCAACTTCGGCCACCTGTACGGCAACAACCCCGACGAGCTACGCGCCCAGCTAACCCGCAATATGCGTAACGCCAAGCTGGTAAACGGCCCCTCAATGGTGCCCAGCGTGCTGCGCGCTGGCTGGACATGGTGGAATGACGTTAACAACGCCACCGAAAACCTCAACCGCGCCGCCATCTACTCGCAAAACCGCGACAAAGGGGCATTGCGCGCTGCGTTTGAGTCTCGCGACTTGATCGACTTTAGTGCCCACGGTGCATGGCCTGCCGTGCGCATCCTGATCGATATCGTGCCGTTCCTCAACGCCCGCATTCAGGGCTTGGATAAGATTTACCGCAGCGGCATGAAGCCAGGGGCAAGCGTACTGGCCGAAGCCTTCGGCAAGGGCAAGGCGAACGTCACCGACAAGCAGGCAGCCGCCCGCTTCTGGACCGTAACCGGCGCCGTGACGCTAGCCACTATTGCGCTCTACCTGCACAACCAGGACGACGAGGAGTATCAGAAGCTAGAGGACTGGCAGAAGGACACCTACTGGTTCATGCGCTTTGGCGATCAAGCCTTCTTTATTCCCAAGCCGTTTGAAGTCGGCGCCATGGCTACGCTAGCCGAGCGCATGACCGAGCAGTTTGTGGACGATAAAGCTACGGGCAAGCTATTTGCGCAGCGCCTGGGCCACATGATGACCGACACCTTTAGCTTCTCGCCGGTACCGCAGATGATGCAGCCCGCGCTCGATATCTACGCCAACTATGACGCCTTTACCGGGCGACCGATTGAAGGCATGGGCATGGAGCGCTTGTCGCCAGAATTGCGCCGTCGGGCGAACACCAGCAAAGCCGCCGAGTGGATCTCCGGTGCGTTGAACAGCACCGTTGGTGCGATTGGCGACCCGGATAAAAACCCGTTAGCGCTATCGCCGGTGCAAGTAGATCATTTGATTGGGGGGTACTTCGGGCAGGTGGGAACATGGGTAGCGTCCAGCGCTGATGTTGCGTGGCGGGCAGCGACTGGCGTAGAGAACCCAGCACAGCGCTGGTACGAATATCAACCGGTGCGCCGCTTCTATCGCAACCTGGGCGATGAAGACCGCTACACCAAGTACGGCACGATCTTCTATGAGGGGCTGCGCGAAGCGAACCGCGCCTATTCGGATGCTAAAGAGCTGAGAGAAATGGGGCGCTTGGCCGATGCGGCCGAGGTAGCTACCAACAAGCGGGACATGCTGGCGTTACGGCTACCGCTCAACCGCGCACAGCGGCGCTTAAATACGATCAACCAGCAGATCGATATCATCCGCCGCTCCAACCTTGATGGCGAAGTGAAACGTCAGCGCATTGACCGATTGAACGCGGTGAAAAACCAGATTCAGCGGGCGCTAGGCGAGCAAGTGCAGGAGGCGAGGGCGCGCTAGCGGCTGACCGCCGCTATCCCTAGCAGGAACAGCGCACCAAACAGGAGAACAGGGACGTTCACCAGCAGGGCAATAACGATCAGTGCGCCAGGTATCCCCAGGTAGCTCACCATTAGCCAGCCCTGCACATTTTGCCAATGTTTGGGCATACCGATCATGATCAGCAGCCCAAGCATTGGCAGGATGAAGGCTGTGCCCAGTAACGTTTCAGTGTCCAAAGGCTGCGCTCCACTTAAATAGTAATTTGGTCAAGCATTAACGCTAACGCTTCATGGCGGAGAACGCGAGTAACTCTTAGGCACTGTGGCAGCCTGTAAGAGCTGGAGGCGGGATGCCATAACCTAAGGCCTGGAGCCTGGAGATCGCCAGCTTGCGGCACCACCTGGAAAGCGCTGTCTCAAAACTTCAGCATGTCATATCAATGGTGCAACGCGTCAATATTCAGGCGGTTAGCTGAAAACCAGCTACCCTTTTCTTGCTGCTAGCGCTAGACAGCAAAAGGGCCGCATCAGCGGCCCTTGTCTATAGTATCGATGTGCTATTTCTTGCTCACTGCTTTTTTCATAGCCCGCATAGCGGCTTCTGTTTCTTGCCTTGAGGGCTGTTGGCGCTCTTTTCCAGATAATTGCGTCGAGGTAGAAACGTAACCAGAACTTTGGTAGAAGCTTGGATCTCGAGGTCTGGAAGTATTCGAAAACACAGAGCTGCTAGCATTCGACAGGTTAATCATCATGATTGAATCCCGTGTGTTTGTGGATGAGCTGTGGCTCATTGAGCATGGTGAATTCTTCACCTCGTCTCAGGACTCCGATGTGGGTTCTTCCGCCAACTGTAGCAATCCCTGGCTCAAAGCGCTGCATGCCTGACTGAGTATTGACCAACATCTCTACAAAATCGATAGCGTATTGCGTTGGAAGATTCGCAAAATCTATATTTGTTTTACTAACTCGCAAAGCTTCATTAAAAACATTGGGATCAACTCCTCGGTTATGAACCAGATCATGCTCAAGAGAGCCGTCTGCTCCGATGAGAAGCCTGTGGACAAAATTTGCTTGTCCTGCCCATGCAATCCCGGGCTGGCCATCGTACTGCAGATCCATGCTATTTTTCAACACATCGACCCTGTAGACACATCCTTCACCGTTGGGTTCAAAGCCAGCAATTAGAAACTCTACATTCGGGTACTCATCGAATGACTGTTCGTTTGGTGAATCAATATACCCAACTGTAATTTCCCACTTATTTCTGACGTATTGGAGAAAAGCGCCTGCGACCTCTTCCACCGTGGTTAGATTGTTACCACTCTCTCGACGAAATTTATTGGCGTGTTCAGCTATGGTCATGTTTTCAAGGATAGCTAGGCCCGCAGTCACAGCAGCAACCTGAGTTGTATGCTCACTTAAGCAGAACATCTTTCTAACTCCGCCGAATACTGTGGTTACAGCCGTCGATGCCATGCCTTTAAAGACGAAGTTGCCATGCTCATCTTGAACTGGGCGCCCATTGTCATCTATGACGAGCTCCACATCACGGGCCTTGAAAACTGGTTCCGCCATACTCGAGAGGCTATCACAACCCAAAACAATTGCTTCCGAGGTGGCTAGGGCAATATTAATTGTCATATTATTTTCCACAGAATAATTAAGCGATGCTGACATAGCGAGCGGATTGTAAAAGGCTGATTAGCTCTTGAAATTGTCCCTTTTTCTATCAATGCTGATACGTTGGGGCATAGAAGCGCTTATCTAGGCGGTACATGCTGAATTCAAATACCAGTTTAACGTTTGCCTTGTAACCGAAATGCCTAACAAACCGCCAATGGGGGCTTTGGGATTACCGGCAAATTGATTCGCAAGGAACGCCATCGCCATCGCCGTCTAGGCGGCCGTTTCCACATTGATTCAGGTGAAATATTGCCTCTTCACAAGAGGACATCGCGCCGCATGTTTTGCGAGTTGAACAGCTAAATTCAGTGCTTGCTGAGCGCTGAGGGATTGCCGGAGTAGATGTTGCTGATTCGGGCTCTTGTATAGCGACCTCACCGACGTATGGATTAGCGTTCCCCTGCACAGCTGCGATGCGTCGGTTTCGCTCTAGCTCCCATTCATCGACTGGGTCTTGGTTAGCCCAGGCCGTGAAAAGCTGCTGTTGCTGTCGGCTGATCTCAATGCCGTAGGTGTCCCGCATGTACCAGTAGGTGCGCGCTATGTCGCCACGCCGGTGGGGTGGCGGCTGAAAGGTGCGCTCTTCAAATGAGACAGTCACATCACAAGCACCGTATTCGTGAACAGGCGTGTTGACCATGCCGAACCGCATGTTTGACCGGTCACCGTTGACCTCGCCAATTGCCGGTACCAAGTTGTGTAGATCCGCCTCTGCGCGCCTGAATACTTCATCTGTCCGGCGGCAGTTATCCCGACCGTCATCTTTCCAGCACTGCCGTTGCCGGCCAAAGTCGTAAGCTGGCATTACATGCTCCCACTCGATACGGCTTGCTCTTCGAGGCTGCTTTCTAATCTCGTAACCGCAGGCTTCCAGGTTGGGCCCAGCCTCAAAGTCGAACTGGCAGCCGCAGTAAAAAGACGTGTCCTGATCATAGTAAATCTGCTCTTCAGCGATGCGCTTTGCCGCATTGAAAGAAGAAGGCACATCGGCGACTGATTGGCCAGGCAGCAGTAGGGCAACTAGAAGGGCACTAAAGTAGGAAAGCTGTTTCATTTGGGTCATCCCTGCAAGTGAGAGGGAAGACTAATAAAATTTCGCAATTGATGCGACCTGCTGATAAAAATTAAGTAGGCTTTTGACTAAAGTCAGCTTTGCTTGAGTAGGGACAGTGCTAATCTCTTTTGGCTGGCGATGGGCCAGCGTAAATGAGGAAGCGATAATGAAAAAGGTACTGGTAGCTCTAATGCTGGCTGGCATGTTGCTAGGTGCAGGAAACGTAACGGCTGCCACCGCTATTAGCAGCGGTGACGTAGTGGAGCATGGTGGCCGTACTGATGGCAGTGGTTGCCACCGGGATACGAAAGCAGGCACGCGTCACTGCCACTAAGCTCGACAATGCAACGCCATTAACGCCGCTTCCAGCATGTCGCACGCGTTGTATTGTGGTTAGTAGGGCAGGCTCAAGGTGGTAAGATAGGGGAACAGAAAGGCTTTAGATTTAGGTGGGAACAGAGCTAAAACACACGAGTATAACCGCTTTCTGTTATACTGCTGTATTCTAAGCTACTGTTTTATTGGGAGAAATTTCGGCTGGTTTTCTGGTCTTGAAAACCGGCATAGGTTAATAGCCTATCCAGGGTTCGAATCCCTGTCCCTCCGCCATTATTAAAAAAGCCCGTAGAGTCAACGACTTGCGGGCTTTGATTTTTTTGCATTCTAACCACTTTTTCTAACCATTTTTTTGAGAGCTATTCTCAGGTAGTCATACTGGATAGATTTCCAGTTTCATGGTGAAAAGTCGGTTCCCCTCCTGACCTTCTTTCTAGCCTTTCATTCTGCTGGGCACCTAACCGATATGGGCCGCCGCGCTGTAGCGAGCGCCACCGATCCCGCCGCTAGTCAGCCGACACGCCCCGCCGAACTCCCGC